TCGAGTGTTCGAATCACTCCGTCCCGACCATATTTTGTAAAGGGAATCAGCCACTTACCGGTTTGATTCCCTTTTTCATTTTTGGCTTGCGCAAAACCCGCGCAAAACTGGCGCAAAACTATCCGGCTATTTCGCTGATATCGAGGTCCGGAACGGCCTCCGACCAGATCACCTCGGCATGCTCCTTCTGGTAGTTTTTGGTCATCCCCTCGCTGGCGTGCCCGGCAATCTTCTGCCCATCTTTTCCGGCTTTCTTGTACAGGTGCAGCGACAGCGCCCTGACCTCATGGAAGCCTGGCATCTCTTCTTCCTTCCATCCTTTGTAGCAATCCGCCACCTCCCTGGCGTCCTTGAATGCGCGCGTCAGGTAACGCTCTTCAACCTTGGTCCAGTGCTCTTTGGTCTCAGCCTGCTTTTGCCTCTTCCGATCAGGTCTGCGGTGCACCAGGAATGGGGACACGACGTTGTCACGGCAATGGCTGATCACGCGCTGCAGTTCGGGCGTCACCCTGAACCTGATCCACGCGGCGTCACTGGCTTTCGAAGTCTTCTGCTGAACCACATAGAGATAGCCGTCCTTCACGTCTTCGAACTTCATCGTGAGGATATCAGTGCGCCGTTGAGCAGTGATCAGTGCCAAATCGATCGCGTTTTGCAGCCAGGCGGGTGCCTTTTCCCGAATCGCCTTGAGACCGTCGACCGTATGCCGTTTGCGGGTTTTCTTTTCGATGCGATTGATGGTGTTCGCCGCAGGGTTGTCGGGGCACAGCCCCTTGGCCGCCGCGTGATTGAAAATGTCGATCAGCAGCGCACGGCACTGGTTGGCCGTGCGCGGCGTCAACAGGTCGAGCATTTGGGCGATCATGCGGATCGAGATCTGATCGACAGCCTTTCCTTCGAACTCACGTCGGAATCTGCGGAAGTGCACGGCGTAAAGCCCCAGCGTTCCCTTCGACAGCTCGCGCGGCGGCAGCACGTTCTTCTCGTAATCATCAAGGAAGGCGGTGAACAGCTCGGCTGATTCGCCTAGTACTGCGCCGACTAGGTCGGCGCCCTGCATGAATGCCAAATTCAGTTGCTTCGCCGCATCCACAGCCTTGACCCGGTCGATGCCAAACTGAAACCACTTCCCATCAGTTGGACGCCGGTACCGGTATGTGCCGCGCCGGTCATCCAGGTAAAGGTTCTGCGGCAAGCCTTTGTTCGACTTGTTGCGCGGCCGTGGGACCATCATGCAGCTCCTTTCAATACCATCGCGATGAGATCGTTCCCGGCGGCTTTGTTGAATGCCGCCCAGTCGATATACCAGAGTTTGCCGATCTGCTCGCCCGGAAGCTTGCCGTCCCGGATGTAGTTGCGAATTGCCTGGGGGCAGGGCGGTGTTCCGTTTTCGCCCCAGCGCCGCCGCTGAAATTCGCTGATCTTGATCAGTTCACGCTTCATGGGATGCCTCTTCCCCGTCCGGGGTCTATGCGGGGTTGACTAGCGGGTACTTCGCCAAAACTTCGTCGACAACCTTCATCGCGGCCTGAGCGTCGTTCACGTAGGCGGGATCGAAGCCGCCGGCGTAATGGATGGTGGCCTGGCAGGCGCGGAGGTTTTCGCGGTTCAGCTTTAGCGCCGCGGTCAGATCTTCGCGCATGACGCCTTCCGCTCTGCCCAGATTCCAGAAGCGGTTAGCCCAGTGATCAGCCGGAGGCTGGTTGTTTCCCTGATACCCCAGGGCGATAGCCCCTTCGATCAGGTCGCACAGATCGCGCTTATAGACGTTGTCGCCGTCGATGCTCAGGCCCCGACGACGTAGTGCGCTGACCAACTCGTCCTTATCAAGACCTTGATCCTCGATGACGATGTCGCGCTCCGGCTCGCCCGGGGTGTAGATGACGAGCGCCAGCTTGGCACCGGGAAGGCAGTGCTCGCTGAGTTTGACCAGGGCGTCGTTGGCCGCTTCGTGGAATCGTTGAACTGCAGACATAGGAATTCCTCGCCCGCCGTACACCGGCAGGCATGTGGATAGGTGGAGAAGTGGTTACGGGTACTTGCGCTTGATGCGGTTGGCGATGCCTTCGAGCTGCTCGGCCATGTAACCCATGTCGTTGTTGTCGCGGCGGGAGACGACCCCGGAACGCTGGACGTTGCGCCCGGCGAGCAGCCAGGCCGCTATAAGGATCAGCGCTGCTTCGAGTCGGCGGCGGAGTAGGCCGGTGTTGGGGATGATCTTCAAGACGTGACCCGCTTGAATACAACGACCCACACCCGTGGGTTAGCGGCCCATGCTTCTAGTCCGTTGATCCCTGTCCAAAGATCCCGGAACGCTGGCACCGGATATTTGTGGCAGGCTCCGCCTTCATCCGTCGCGGTCCACATTCGACAGGCGCTGTCTCTATGCACACCTTCGGCCACAGCCTCCTCGTAGGTAACGTCCTGCAGGCGCTCGACGCGCACGTCGGTGATCTCCAGCAGGATGCGGCTGTCGCGCCTGAACATGTGGATGCTGGGTTTCCACCGGATCGCGCTCGATGGTGGAAGGTTTTCCCAGCCCTGACCCTTGATGCAATCGGGATAAGTCGCCCGGTAAACCGTCGGCCCCGGATCAAGGTTCGCGGGCTGAGCCCAGGTCTCGCGCACCCATAGGCGTTCGCCGGGCTGGCCATAGGGACAAAGGTCCGCATTGCCGGGCAGCGCTAGAAAGGCAGGCTCGAAACCGGCAGCCAGGCAATCGAGCGCTGCCTGTTTCTTCACTTCGCGGCGCGTGACCGTCTTCCGGCCTTCCAAGATGGCGCGCACCATCGGCGCCGAGAACAGGATCGGGCGTTCTTTTATTTCAGACATGACTCGTCCTCGCTGCTATAGCGGCTGACTTTGAAGGGGGAGGGAGTAGATCGATTAGAGTAGCGGGTATTAATCGTGGGCAAAAAATAAGCCCGCTAGAGCGAGCTATTTTAAGTTGTGAGCTGAATTTAGTTATTAAGCGTTGCTGTAAATTTCTTTAGTAAAATAATCAGAGCTTTTCTCTACTTCAGACTCAACCCACTCACGGGAAAAGGATCCGCTCTGCTTGGAGCTCTGAATAATGCAATCTTCAAAGCTCAAGCTCTCGGAAATTATACCCGTATTAATGAAGGGAGGCTGCACTACTAGGCCAACCAGTCCAGAGGACTTATTTTTCTTGCCTTTCACTTTGTACCCTCCACTAATGAAATCAGGTGTCGCTCGATATACATAGACAGTATTTTGGCGACTGTCAGAGTAAATATTTTGTCACGCTCCCATGAAAACTGGCTGACGTGATTGCTTGTGAATACTAGCACGCCTAGTGGTTTGTTTCCACCTAATATATTGTAAGAATCCTTTATCGGTACCGATATGAAGGACCTATAATTGGTTTTATCTGACTCAATAGTTGCGCTATCGGATAGCTCTGAACTAATCGCAATATCTTGACAGATTTTTGCTTCCCCTTGAATAAACGCTAAGCCGACGTGTCCAAACCCTGGCTTCCACCGTCTATTTGACGTGGTGAGTCGATTGTCATGGCTACGCCATTTTATGCAAAGGTCTTCGCTGTTTTTGTCATACAGATAGAGAGCGAAGTTATAAAGGGAGTCGCCTTTGTATCCGAATAGTTGTGTGCGATGATCTACCAAGTGCCAGAGAATGCGATTAAGTCCGGTCTCCCAGTCTTTCAGTCCTTGCGCGAGTGGGTAGTCTTCTGGGCGTGATCTAACTTCGTCGATTAATGACTCAAGCTCCAAGGTCATTAAGTAAGTGACGCTTTGTTGGGTTTTGGATACTTCGTATACCGCTCTGGCTTTCGGGATTATTTCTATTTTGTATTTGTCAGTCTCAGCCAAGGACTCCTCAACCGCAAGAGTTGTAGATCTTCTGTTCCCAGCATAAAAGATTATTATGGCGAAAATTAGATGGACTGTAATCGAAATAGAATAAAGAGTTATTTCCGCAGAGGTGAAGTCTTGAGCCGCAAACAGCTTGCTGGCAAATAGACCGATCACAAGCGGAGCAATCAATGTCATCCAAGTATTCGCGCAAAATATACTCGCTGACACAATGCTGTCTTCAATGTTTCTGTTGGCTTGGTTTACTAGTTTTAAATCCATTTATTGGAACTCTGATGGTATGCCTATGACTTTATGGTTTATGAGCGAGGTTTAGTCAAGTGATGCGTGGATCGCATGGGTTTCGTACCGTGTCTGTTCAGCGTTCCGATCGTGCGGCCTTGCTGTGCGCTATAGCCGCAGCCTGCGCTGTGGCGGTGGACCTGGGGTTATTCGGCGTTATTCGTTGTCGATTGAGAGGATGGTGAATGCTGCTGCTGCCACTCGCGGAACCTGTCCATTGCCAAGGGCTTTAATTCGGTCCACCCGATTGGCCACCCCATTAGCCACTCGACCCATTCCGGGTTCAGCTGGCCACCGTCCGAAGCCATCACTGCGTGGTCCAGACGGTCGTTCGATCGGTTGGCCCCTGACTTGCGTTTTAGCGCCGCAGGTGATGATCCTTTGCTCGCGCTCGCGACCGGCGTCGGCCATCGTCTCGCACTGACTGCCTCGATCAGGGTTCCGCCTTCCCGTCCCTTGCGAGGTGTGATCCGTCCGCCCTTGCTGCCCAGCGTCGCTGTCGGGGTAGGCCATTGCTTCGCAGCACTTGATAGACCCCACCCCGCATTCTTGCTCGCACCAGGCTGGTTGTGATTGCCGTGCACTGTTGGCGTTGGCCACAGGATCGCCTCGGCCGACAGTTTGGGCTCGTTGCGACTGTTCCACTTTCCCGCTGGCCGGCTCACCGAGTCGTCTGCCACTGGCGTTTGCCACAATCCAGATGCGATCTCGCTGGTGGGGAGCGCTGAGATCTGCCGCTCCCACAACCCCCCATCGCGCGTCATACCCCATTTCGGCAAGGTCACCGAGGACCACGGCAAGACCTCTTCCCACAAGCAGAGGTGAGTTTTCCATGTAGACGAGTCGAGGTCGTACCTCACCGACAATTCTTGCCATCTGCCTCCAAAGCCCCGATCGAGCACCATCGATGCCGACTCCATTCCCGGCAGCTGATATGTCCTGACACGGGAATCCGCCCGAAACCACGTCAACAAGGCCTCGCCAAGGTCGTCCGTCAAAACTGCACACGTCAGACCAAATTGGGAAAGCTTTGAGGGCTCCATCGTTTTGTCGTTGCGCCAGAACTTGTGCTGCGTAGGCATCACGCTCAACGGCGCAGACGGTACGCCAGCCAAGGAGGTGGCCTCCGAGAATTCCGCCGCCAGCGCCTGCGAAAAGAGCCAGCTCATTCATGAGTACTCCAAAAAATTTCCATGCGGGATCCTCGCCAGTGGCGTGATATGTAGAAGTCAGGTATTGGTGAGTTTTTAACGGCGTGGGGACGTTGTCAGATGGATAAGTTTTGGATTCCGCTCACGTTGGCTATCCTGGGCGCTGCAGCTGCCGCGTACTTCGCTATCGTGAGGACAAAAAGAGAGAAGCTCTGGAGTGAACGCTACCAGCGAATAGCGTCCGCTCTCGAGAAAACTAACCTCATTCAGCGATATCTTGACAGCGAGGTGAATGGGGAACATCGGGTGCACGGACTTACATCACACGAGAAATCCCAGCTGGACGCAAACTGGCCCGTCGCCAGATATCAGCTCGGTACGGATATCACTATGCTCCGTATGCTGTTCACCGAAGCTGACTTTGATGAAACGTACAAGCGGTGGAACGCTCTTCAAGTGAAGCTGTTTTTACTAATAGAGGACTCCATGCCGCAGGACACTCATGAATACGTATCAGCTGCTCGGCCTAAGGCCGAAAAGCTCGAAAAGGCTTTGATCGAGCTTTCGAGAGCTAAATGCCTCGGGTTCTTATAAGGTTATTCGGCGCTTCGTGCTTTCGCCCAGTGCGTAAAAATGGCCTACGCTTACCGCTCCACAGGGAGGGATACGGTCATGAGCGAAGACAGGGAAAGGGTTTTACGGATGGCGCTGAAGGCGGTGCTGGTCGCGGCGCAGGAGTGCTGCGTTGATATCGACGAGCTCACGGAGCTGGCGATTCAATCGATGTACGGCGAGCAGCTCTACAACCCGGACGATGTGGCTGAGGCGACTGGCGCAATCGAAGTGGCGGCTGACGCGCTGCCGGTGGTGCAGTGATTGTCTGGTATGTGTGACATCCCGCGCATCGTGTTACGCACACGCGACAAGGGGTCTCGTCGCCAGGGTGACAAATAGGTTAGTGGTCAGGTTTAATGACGATGCCGGAGCGGGGCTTTATCCCTGCATAATCCGGTAGAAGGCATCTGTTCTGCAGGTGCCTTTTTTGTTGTCTGCGATCTAGCATCGAGCGCAGTGTTGGGCTATACGTGGTGACCGGCATGGGCCGGATCAAGGAGTAGGGTTGGATACTAAAGACCTAGCAACACTGACGATGGCTGGCGCCGCGTTGGCTGTGTCGCTTGCAAACTTTTATTTTTCGCAGTTCCACAAGCCTTCTGGGGCTATGCTAATTCTGCTGTCTAGAACCGTTAGCCCAGAACGGTGGCAGCATAATTCAGGAATATTTGCCCACCTTCCCGAGAAGCAACTGGTTTCACCTGCGATCCGGCATCTCAAATACACGCTTAGCAACACCGGCAAACAGGCCCTCTATGTTAAAAGCGTTGATCTAGTGCAAGGTCCCGACCGCCGAGGGCATATGAAAAGCCACCACCCGTTCATAGTCATACCGAGCAGCCATGTGCCGCCGTTTTTGCTGGATCCCGGCGAAATTCATGTGATGGAATTTAGCCACGAATTGAAACATGATTTTGGCGAAAATCACGACGCTGAGAAGTATCGGTATCAGCTAGTCAGCTTAGAAATTGCGTCAGCTGACGGGAGCAGGTACCAGATCTGCCACGAAGTGACTGACCTCGGAACTGCGGGGCCCGACCTACATGACCCGATTTGGGATGGAACACCGCTAGGCTCTCCTGTGCGAACCTCTGGATACTTTTAGCTGGCTACTGCTCGCCATCAGAGTAAGGCTCTGCCATCCCAGCCTTTCTTAAAATACGCGCGCGGTCTGGCGTTACGACGAAGGCTGACGAGTCAGGTTTCTTCAGCCGTCGTGCCTGCTCCTCGCTTGGCATCGATAGGAAAGATAGCGCCAGATCCTGCCAAAGCTCCTGCGCTTGGCTGTAACCATGTTCAGCCATCGCAGTGTTAATGCCTGAGCGTACGCTCGCTGGCGCCTCGATCTTCAGCGTCTCGATGCCCATCTTTGCTTTGAGCTCTGCCTGCCGCTCCCGGTACGCTGCCGAGTGCTTCGCTGCTGCCGTCTGTTCCATTGCGTGGGTCTCCGATCTGGTGCGCTGGCATGCTGAGCCAGGTCTGCAGCCTGCGCTGGTTGGCGCATTTGAATAGACGCCGCATCAGGTAGCCGCGGAGAAGGTGATGCCGTGCTCTCGGGCGGTGAGGGCGACGGTGCGGGTGTCGATTCCGATCTTCATGCCGATCTGGCGAGCGTTCAGGCCCGCCTTTGCCAGCTCTCGAATCCGCGGCGCCTGCTTTGCGCGCTTGGCCTTGAGCGTTTCCAGATGATTCGTGGTGCCCAGCAGTGGCGCGTTGGCGCTGACGCCCTGGTCGATATGCTGGATACGGTGGCCGGTGGCAAGGAAGTGATCGATCTGCGCGGACAGCTGCGCGATGGCCTGCTTGTGCTGGTCCGGTACGCTTTCGCCGATCATTGCACTAACCTCAGAACAGGCTGTGCCTCCAGTTGCTGCGCGAAGTTCACAGCCTCCTTCCAGTTGTTGAACCCGCCGCGCAGAGAGCCGGTTGCGAGTTCAACGACGCTGTACGAGTTGCGCGCTTTGCTCAGTACCTGAAAGCGCACCTTGCTGCCAGGCATTGCCCGGTCGGTACGCTTGCTGAACTCGCCTCGGGCGGCGCTTGAGCGTTGGAGCAAAGCCCCCAGCTCTACGATTCGATCTTGAAATGCCTGGTGCATGGCGATTCCTCTTGTTGGTCTGCGTGTACTCGTCAGCACTCTGGCCACCTGACGAAAGCCGATTGGGCGCAGGGGAGAGTGCTGACGGGTAAACGCTGGGTATAAAAAAGCCCCATCGACGCGGGGCTTTTCTCGCTGGTTCACAAGGCCTCCCTACGTGAACCTTGCTTGCCGGCGCCGCCTGATGCGGTAGGCCGGGGATCTGTCGTTTACATGGCTGCAAATCCTCCGTGTTGAGTGACGACTGCAGGGATGTGCTGTGCAGTCGGAGCAGGGGGCCGCATTCGCGGTGTGGACTCGTCCGCATCGGGCTACGATCTTCGAGGGCGAGCCCTCAACCTGCCGGATTTGATGCCCCGCGCTGGGCTGGCAGGTAACCGGTATGCACGTTCCGGCAAGATCGCACCCCGATGCACCCTGGTCAGCGTTCAAACGTTCCAGGGGTTCGGGCAGTTTCCGTCAGGCTGACGCTGGCGCTGGTTGTCTATCGAAACCGAGATTCCATTTCCTGATGTGATGCCTGAAGCTCGCTGATCAGTTGCAGCCTGTCCGCTCCGGAGAGCTGTCCAGCTGCGTAAAACAGGACCTCCTTCAAGGATCCCTCATGAACGAGCAACGGGCAGCCGTCCTGCTCAATGCATAACTCAACCGTGCCTGAAGCCTCGTTTAAGCCACTGTCGGCAGGCTCCCCTATACCGATGCGTCCACCGCCCGGCCTCTCAATTGTTTTGAGCATCTCGCGTTGCAGTTCGCCGATCGCCCAGGCCGATGCCATGATTGCCAGATCGCGGCAGCTTGCGTTTTCGGTTGAGAAGCCGGTCACCACAATCATTTCTTTTTGGACAATTACCTGGCCAGGCCAAGTGATTCGCATCGCATCACTGGTTTGCATGGGTCGCTCCGTTGATTTCCCGTCTGGCCCTGTCGCCAAGGCCAGCCAGTGAAATCGGTATGTCCGTTCTGCTTAAAGAGCTTTGATCCAGTCGATCCCTTGTCGGGGCTGGGAGACCACTTCGCTGGTCCCTGGCTTTCTGGCGGCTTCACCAGTCGTGACTTGCTGCGGTTTGTCGCTGCGATGGATCAAATATAGGGCAGCCTTTATTTGTAGTCAACAGGTATGCCTTTAATTTGTTGGTTTGGCTAAAAGGCCCGTGCAGTGGCGGGCCCCTTCAGATAGGAGTTTTTAATCTTCTTTGGGCACGGTCCAGAAAACCTGCACGTTGCCGTCGTCCCGATGGGCGATGGTCACGTTGTCGTTTTCAGAGATTTCTTCCAGGAGCTGATCCCAATCCTCAGGCCGGTCGCTGGGGAAGCGCTCTAGGAGCGCAGACCGTTCTTTCTGAGCTTTGGGGGAATTGATAACCGCCTGCACCCGTATGCCCAGCGTGCCGTAGGTGGTCTGTGATGCAGGGGGAATCGAGTTTGCCTTTGCCATCGTGTACCTCCATTTACTGTATGGACGCACAGTATTTTATCGTAGGAAACTTCGCAATAGTCTGGAGTACAGATGTTCTCTTTTGGCGCCCGCCCATAAAAAAGCCCGCGCTGTGCGGGCTGTTATCTGGCGCGGTAGCAGGCGCTATGCGGCTTCGAGCGCCTCGTATAGATGGTCCTCATTACCGTCGAAGACAATGATGGAAGACGTTTCGGCCAGCGCGACCATAGCTTGCTGCGTCGATTCATCTTCTCCGAGTTGGAGGATCACGGTCCTCCGGGTGGAGTCGCCGGAGTTTTTCAGATCACCCATTTTGCCCACCGCACCGTAGATGCTGGCCCAGTTGGGTTTCCCTGCGGATCCGGCCGAGATAGTTTGAATGACCATTTGCCGGGCAGTGCCCGGGTTAAGGATGAAAGGGAACGTCAGCTGGTGCCCACTTGCCCCCGATAGCGCTCCATCCCTTCGCAGTCGATCCTTAAAACGCCGGGCAAGTATACTGCCGACTTTGCGCTGAAACTTAGGCACCTCGACCACCAGCATATCGCCGCAAGCGTCGCCGATTCTCGATGCTGCCTCTATGAATCTGGCGAACTGGAAAACGGTTTCACTCTCAGAACACACAGCATGAAGTTCGCCATTCTCTGAAAGCGAAAGTCCGCTTCTTCGGGCGATTTCCTCAAATTTCTTGGCTCGCCGCTGATCCGGAGCAATTCCATGGGTCATCGCTGTGAAGAGAATGTCCGAGTTGTCGGTGATCCGGACCAGTCCTCGGCCAAGGTCCTGAACAAACGCACCTATGGCCATCCCGTCGAAAGACAGAGATATCGGCGATTGGATATAGGTCAGGCCATCGCTGATTTGTCGGCATTGAAAGCCAAGCTGCCTGCTGATGTCTGCACAATTCATAGTAATTCCATTTGCCCGCTTCCGTCCTGCGGCTTCCGAGGTGGCAGCGCGAAGGGAGGTGCCTTGTCGATATTGGCACGCGTAAGAAACATGCGCCACAACCCCTGAACATCGATCCGCTCAATGGGCTCTGCATACTCAGACGAACTGTCAGGAACAGGCACATGCAAGTGAGGGTGGTCCGCATTCATTCCGTAAAATGGCATCCCCTTTCCAACAGTGTTGATGTGAGCACTCGGCCCGTTCTCATCGAGTGCCAGCACTCGCGCCCGACCAGTGACGAAGGTCATCGAAACCTTGTCAGGCACTCCAGGCAGGTCGCTGTATTTGAAAAAAAGGTCTACGAAGTATCCTTCTTGCACCACGCCGTTTATGGACAGAGGGGCCCGACATTTATAGGACGCAGGAAATCCCTTTCCTCCCTGACCCTTCCATAGGATCCGGCTGGCGCCCGCCCATACCTTGGGCGATGCGATAGAAAGCAAGGCGTCAGAATAAGGAATTTGGCCGGCTTGGGCCATTTGACTCTCCCTGGAATTATTCGTCCAAATTGGTGGCGTCAGCGGTTCAGATCCGTCCGAGAACTTTGCTTGGCCCCAAGATCGCACCGACGTAGTGGATGGTCTCGATCTCAGTCCAAGGTATCGTCCGGCGCTCGTAGGCAGCATTGATCGACATCAGGCTCACACCTGTATCGTTCTGGAAGAGCAATTCCTTAACCATGCTTTGGCCGTCGGTCGTCGTGACCATCACGTATTCGCCAGGAACGAGCCTGTGGTTGGGCTCACATACAGCAACCCACCCGCTGCGAATGGCTGGTGCCATGGAGTCACCGCGGAGGAGCAGGGCGTAGGCGTCCGTGTCGCGCGACCAAGTCTCGACCCACCCTCCAGCATCATCCAAACCGACCCAGTGGCCGTCCGGGCCCATCTGCGCCGTTCCGACAATGTCAATTTGTCTAGCCGGCGAAACGATTGGGGGGCCGGGGACTACGTTGGATTCGTCTCCGGCGCTCATTGAACCTACGCCTTCCGAAAGCCATAGCGGGCTCACACCGAGAATGGTGGCGAGCTTCACAAGGTATCCGCTTGTTCGGGTGAGGCCGCGCTCGATCTCAGATATCGAGGCCTGTTTTATACCTGCCCGCTCCGCCAGCTCTGACTGGGTCATGTGGGCATGTTTACGTGCTTGCTTGAGACGATCTTTAAGTTCCATGCACGCGACGATAAAGGCCAGCCTTTCTTCTTGCAAAAAGGTGTTCCTTTCCCCTAGCATACAGGCATCCCTTTATTTGGGCGGAGAGTCATGAAAAATCCATTTGAAAAACTGGTCGAGCACTTCGGATCGCAAAACGCGACTGCCACTGCTCTTGGCGTCAAGCAGGGGACGGTGAGCGGTTGGGTCCGAGGTGTTCACGGAATGGCTGCAGAGGTGGCTATGCGCGCGGAGATCGTCACTAAAGGGGAAATCAAAGCCCGCGACCTCCGCCCATCGATTCCCGGTCATGCCGCGTAACGCAGCAAAGCTCTGAGAAACATTTTGCAACGCGTGATGGCACGCAGCCACTGAAACAAATTTGAGGGTTTACGAATGGAAGATTTCTTGCGGGCTTGCCACACGACTGTGAAGGAAAGCGGCGCTGAAGAGCTGGCCGGAAAGATGTGCCTGGCCCACGTGAGCCTGCTGCAGCGCTCCAACCCGGACAACGCAGCTCACCACCTCACCATCGAGCACCTGTTCGGGATTTTGCTGCACACCCAGGACATGCGCCCGCTGCTGGCGCTGGCCGCTGGTTTCAACTTCGACCTTGTGGCGAAGGATCAGCCTGTAGCCATCGATGTGCACCAGGCACTGGGCAACGTTGCTCTGGAAATCTCCGAAGTAACCGTTGAGACGCACCGCGCCATGGCGGACGGCCGCGTTGATCAGATCGAGCGTGCGCGAATCATGCGCGAAATCGTTGAGGCGGAAAAAGCGCTGGACGTTCTCAAGGCATCACTCAAGGCAGCCTAAATCGCAGGCAATAAAAAAGCCGGTGGCTAGACCGGCTTCTTCAACAACACTTGTGAGGTCCGATTATGCACACCACGAACCCCCAGAGCAATACCCGCACTGATGCGTCAGTTTCTCCAATCACGCCGAACATGACGCGTCAGTTCATGTCGTCTCGCGAGATCGCCGCCCTTACAGGAAAGCGACACCCAGACGTGAAGCGCGACGTTCAGACCATGGCCGCAGACCTCAAAGAAGATGTGAGCAAATTTGCGCGCATCTATTTGGACGGAATGAACCGCAAGCAAACTGAGTACCTGCTTGACCGTGAGCACACCGATTGCCTGCTCACCGGTTACAGCGCGCCTCTTCGCATGGCGGTTGTTCGGCGCTGGCGTGAGCTGGAAGAGCAGGCCGCCCCAAGAATTCCTGCGAACTTCGCCGAGGCGCTTCAGCTCGCCGCCGACCAAGCCAAAGAAACCCAGCGCCTTATAGGCGTGCTCGAACTCCAAGCCCCAAAGGTCGCAGCCATCAATCGCCTTGCGGCTGCTGGCGGTTCGATCTGCATCAGCGATGCCGCCAAAAACCTCCAGATCTCGCCAACCCAACTTTTTGCTTGGCTTGAAGCCCATCGCTGGATATTCCATCGCGGCGGCTCCAAGCGTTGGACTGCCTATCAGCCTCAGATCACCAAGGGCTTCATGGTGCACAAGGTTACCGAGCTGAAACCTGACGCCGAGACTGGTGCAGAGCGCGCCGCGTACCAACCCCTGATCACCCCAAAAGGCCTGGCATATCTGGCCGAAAAGAACATTGGAGCCGCGCTGTGAGCGTTCAAGCAATGTCATGGGCTCTCGCACTGCCGAAGGCTTCCCTCGAAAATCCCGCTGCTCGTCACGTTCTGCTGTGCCTTGCCAACTACGCCGGCAGTGACGGCCGTGGTGCTTTTCCCTCTGCACTGACCCTGTCGGCAGACACCGGCCTTTCTGAGCGCACTGTCCGCCTCAAGCTGGATGAACTGGAGCAGGCCGGCTTTATCTCCGAAGGCAATCAAGCAATTGCCGCTGCCTACATTGACCGTCGTGACCGACGCCCCGTGGTGTATGACCTTCAACTTAAGCGGGGTGCAAATGCTGCACCCCGTAAAGAACGGGGTGCAGATGACCGCACGGGGTGCAGCTCACAGCAGAACGGGGTGCAGGAAAACGCAGAACGGGGTGCAGCAGCTGCACCCAATACATCACTTAACCATCAATTAACCGAAGAGCAGCAGCTGCAGCGCGATTTGGAAGATGTCCTTGCCGAGCAGGACCGAGCTGCCGCCGAGTGCCCAGCGCCAAACCAGCGCTTCGCCATGTTTGCCGCGTGGGAGCCAAACGCCAAAGCCTTGGCCGACCAGATCGCAATCGCCGGCATCCCCGCCGACTCAGTGCCGGATGCGGCAGTTCGATCGTTCAAGGGTTTCTATGCTGCCCGGCCTGGCACCGTCGATTCGGCGCATGGCTGGTGCTACCGACTGGTGCAGTGGGTCAAGCGTGAGCGAGTCAAGGCTGCTGGCCAAGGTCAGGCACCGGATTTCGACGACACCAGTTGGGCTGAAAACATGGGAGGTCTGTGATGAAGTCCGTCGCGAGCATCATGCAGCAACTGCCGAACGTCCCATCCACCGAAGCCGCGCCGCTCAAGATCGATTCCGGCACGGTCCAAGTGATCAACCAGCTGTTCCGTGAGCTGATGGCGATCTTTCCAGGATGGAAGCAGGCCTGGCCTGACAACGCGGCCATCGGCGCGGCCAAGGCAAGTTGGACCAAGGCTTTCATGGCCGAGAAGTTTAGCCGCATCGAGCAAATCCGCTTCGGCATCGAAGAGTGCCGCAAGCTGGGTGTGGACTTCCCGCCGAGCTCGGGCAAGTTCATCAGGCTCTGCCAGCCCATCCCCGAAATGCTGGGTATCCCATCGCTGGAAAGGGCATTCCGCGAGGCCTGCCGTAACGCTCACCCGTCAATGGCCGGCCAGGCGAAGTGGTCGCACCAAGCGGTCTGGCACACAGCCAAAGAGTGCGGCTTTGAACCGCTCAACCGCCTCGAAACATCGCTCGCCATGAAGCTGTTCGAGCGCAACTACGTCATCACCTGCCGCCGAATGATCGAGGGTCTGCCATTGCAGAAGATGCCCTTGGCGCTGCCGGCCCGCGCCGAAGCCCGGCGCACTCCCGATATCGGAAACAAGGCCTTGGCCGAACTGCGCGCCCGCCGCGCCGGAGCATCAGCATGAGCGACACCAGACTTGCCGCACCTGATCCCGCGGCGTTCCGGTACGCGGTCTACGCGTGCTCTTCAAAGATTGACCTGTCGATTCCGCCAGATCCTGCGATTGCGTTGTTCGATCACAAGGGCATTGCCGAGTCGTTTGGACGGTTGATGTGGCCCAGCACCTTTGAAGTCGTTGATCTGATGGAGACCGCCCGATGAGAACGATCAAGGCTTTCGCCAATGTCGCCCGGTGCTTCATCGCTTTCATGGGGGCCAGCTACGACGGGTCTGTTCCTCCGGTTGAATCTCAGTTCGGGGCGTGGATTTGATGACCAAGCAGACGAAGTTCACCAAGGCCGCGCGCGGTCGCGATTGCCAGATCCGTGTGCCGGGCGTGTGCAACGGCAACCCGGAAACCACGGTGCTGGCTCACCTGCGCATGGCCGGCACTCGCTGCGGCACTGGCCTAAAACCGCATGATCTGCAGGCCGCCTGGGCGTGCTCTGCCTGTCACGACGCCGTCGACGCGCGCCGTAAGACTGAGTTCAGCCGCGAAGAACTCCGCACGATGCACATGGAAGGCATGGTGCGGACCATCGACATTCTGGTGAGCGAAGGCAAGGTGGCGGCGTGATCACAACTTGGAACCAACTCAAAGCCCTCCTAAATAACTCCACGGTGCTCCGCGCCGGCCGGGACGGTTTCGTTTTCATCCCGGCCCGCGGCTCAGCTAAAGGCGCTGGCAAATGAAACTCTTCCAACCACGAACCAGCCGCGCCAAGCCAGTTGACCGCGAAGGCCTGGAGCAGGCCGCACTGATCAAGGAACTCGAACTGTGCCTGCCGGCCGTGGCCGCTTTGATCTACCACGTCCCCAATGGTGGGCATCGCCACAAGCTCGTCGCCATCAAGCTAAAGGGGCAGGGCGTCAAAGCGGGCGTGCCCGATTTGGTGCTACCGATGGCGCGCGGCGGCTATTTCGGGCTGTACCTCGAATTCAAGGCGACTGCGCCGAACGATGCGGCGGTCTCGGCTAGCCAGCACGCCTGGATTCGCCGGCTCAATGATCAGGGCTATCTGGCGATCGTGTGCCGGGGCCACTTCGATGCGATGGAGCAGATCCGCGCTTACCTCCGACTCGCTCCGACAGTGGTGGCTGCATGACGATGATCGTTGCCTTCTCCGATGCCGAGCTACGGCGCCGTGCCGAAGATCCCGCCGCGGCGCTGATGCGTGATCCACGACACCCTGGGCTGTATTTCCGATTCACCGAAGCACGTCCGCGCGGCACGTGGAGTCTGGTGGTGCGCAAGAAGTGGCTGCGGATCGGCTCATACCCTGAGTTGTCCGCCAAAGCGGTGCTGGCCGCTCTGCCTGAAACTCGCCAGCGGCTGTCTGCCGATGCAAAGGCGACCGCCGCCATTTCGCCGTGGGCCACCCTTGGAGAACTGTTGGCCTGGTACAGCGACAGGATGAGTCGCGACCGACATCTATCAGCCAAACGGAAGGCCACGGCCAAGTCGGCCATCGCCTGTCACCTGATCCCGCGCGTTGGCGACCTGGCGCTGGGTGAAATCGACCGCGCAACGCTGGACACAAAGCTGATGTGGCCGCTGCAGGAAACTCTGTCGCTGGAATTCGTGCGGCTGATCTTCGCACTGCTGGTGCTGGCCTGCCGCCAAGCGCACACGCTGGGCTCGATCCCGGTCAACCCAATGGCGGTTATCAAGTTCAGCGACTTCTCGAAAACCAAGATCAAAGCGAAGTCCGCGCGCCTGCGTGGCGTCCAGGTAGAAGGCTTGCTGGGTCAACTGGCGGAAGCCTTCGAACGGCGGCCGGCTCAGGGCATGTTGGCCTTGATGATGCTAAGTCACGGCACACGTGTAGGCGAAACCCGCATGGCGCTCTGGTCGCACATCAGCCTGGCTGACCGCACGTGGCATCTGCCGGCCGTGCACACCAAGACTCGTGTCGAGCATTCGCTGCCACTCACCGAGCAGGTTTGCGCGCTGCTGACTCAGTACCGAGCCCGTCAGGCTGCCACCGGTTACACCGGGCAGTACCTGTTCCCAGCCCGACACGGCAAGGGCATGAGTGAAGGGCAAGCCAGCATGGTGTTCACGCAATTGGGGCAGGGCGAGTGGACCAGCCATGACTTGCGCAAGTTGGCCCGCACCGGCTGGGCAGACCTCGGCATCGACTTCCTGATCGGCGAGATGCTGATTAACCACGCCATGGGCCACAACGTGCAGGCCTACATCCACACCACCGTGGAGACCCGCAAGCGCGAGGCGCTGGAGAAGTGGCACGCCCATTTAGACGCTAAGGGATTTAGCGTCATTCACGGGTTGGAGGGAGTCGAAAACAAAGATTCCAGCATTCAGCTACCGGCCACGGCCCACATGGCCTGCAACCCTATTCAAGAATCAACCATAGGCGAGGTTTCAAAAGCATGAAAAAGAGCCATGGCCCTGCCTTCCGCAAAGAATTGAAGCCACTGATGGAGTGCAGCACCTGTCGCGGCGCCGGCGTCGTCAGCGGGGTTTTCCATCAGCTTGATTGCACGGCCTGCAACGCCTCAGGCTGGGTCGATCAGTCGACGGGTGACGCGCTGCCGTTGGAGGACCTGGTGCCGCAACTGAACATGAGGCTGCGCAACACGGCAGCCGAGCTGAACCGGTTACGGCACAGTCAGGGCGGCGCGCACGAGCAATACGAACAGAACAACCGCCGCGGTGCCGGCGGCACGAACTACACAGGGGATTGAACGTATGATGATTAGAAAGCCCTTACACCGCCCCCTTGGGGACACTGAGTATCTACTCGAGCAATGGGGTTGGTGGCGGATGGATGGGGTGGGCGTGCCGGGCTATGTGTCTCCAGCGCTCGCGCTGATTCGGCGCGAGATGCCGCAGTCATGGTCAGCAATTAGCTACTGCATCACAGACGACTGGGCGCTGGTGATTGATGAGGCGGTGGCTAGGCTTACAGTACGTGACCAGCAGATGGGCGATATTGCGTGGCTATATTTTGGAGCGAAATGGCCGATGACTCGAGTAGGAAAGCATTACGGGCTAAGTGAGGGTAAAACGAGAGAGCTCGCCCGCGCAGCGGCTGCATGGGTAGACTGTGCTTTGACCTCCTTAAGGCAAAAGCTCTGACCTGTAAAATTTGTTACTTAGCAGGATATGGTTCGCTCGCTGCCATATCCTACGCAATGCGGTGGCAAGTCTACTTGCAAGCGTCTCTAAGGGGTTGAGAAACGATACGCTCGATACGTTTTTTTCTGATTCCAATTGCGTTTTTACGCTGGTGGTCCAGCAGCTCTACTACTTTTCTAAGCCAGTTTTTTTCCGACTTCAAGGCCGAATTATGATCTATGCCTAAATACCTGTTTTCCAGTCCGCGACTTATATAACCCCAGTTACTCGCAGAGGATCCCATCCATTCCTGAACGAATTCGCCAGGATCAATAGATGCGAGCACGTCGATTCGCGCATAGGTGTTATCCCCGCTAAAAGTATAGCTTATCTTGCGGGCAAATAAGGCGCCGTCGGCTGATACTAGTTTCAGCAGATCTTTAGCAATGGCCGGATAAAGATTTTTGGAAGCTTTCGAGCGCGCCGCCGCTAAATGCTCTAGAACCATATTGAAGTTCAATCTGTAGCTATCTTCTACCCAGAAGGCATGGCCTTTATGGGCATATGGATATTCATTATATGCCGGGTCAATAATGTTTGGTGACAGTTTATCTCTTTCGAGAAGATCGCTTATGTATTCTTTGCAGTCAGCCTCAGTTTGCTGGAAGTTTGCGGTGATCATCCCCATCTCGGCCATAAGAAAGCGGAGTGCGAAAATGTGAAGCATCTCGCCTATATCGTCAATTTCTCGTCTGTCGAATTGCTCTTTTAGCTGGCCCGCGGCGTTGTTGGAGTCAATATCACTGACCTCGTCGAATTTCATAAAAACTAGCCAAGGAGGAAGATCGCTAATTCTGGCAAAGTGAAGGCTTTCGTCCAACGACTCATGTATTTCTGAACGTGTGTAAATCCCTTTAATTAAAAGATTTATGAGCGCCTCGTCTTTTAAGATTCGATTCCCAAGGTCTATTCTGTCATATCGCTCATTTGCGGTATAAATTGGAGGTATAGGTGAGGGCTCGGCATTTCGAGATCGCTCCATTTGAAAGCGTATTATCGCTCCACTACGATCGACTAGGTCCTGTTCTCTGAGTCTGCCCGACCTAATCTCAAGGCTCAGCGCAAGAAATAGCAGGCAGAGTTCGCGCATTGCTTCTTTTTTCGCTTTATGAATTTCTGAAAGCTTTTCGAAAAGGCGACTCAAGTCTTCTAGCGTATGCTTGAGTATTCGGAGTGAATGTGTTTCCGATTGTTTAAATACGTCCAGAATGTCGGTCTTAATTGTTCTGAGGAGCATTTGGGTCTCGGGTTCTTCGAGACGTTCAATGAAGCTGTCAAATGCTTTTGATATTTCTGGTATGATTTGGATGGTTTGCCCGAAAACTTTCTCTTTGGTGTCTTGTAGGTCTGTTGAGATTTTTTCGTCATGAGCTATTACAATGACCCGGCACGCATGATGTTCAATGTATTTATTGAATACACTGAGCAGATCTTTTGTCGGAATACTACTCCTCTCTAGATCGTCAAATACTAGTATTCTGTCAGCATCTACTTGTTCGCGCAAAATAGCGCCCACTATTCCAGATACAATCCCGCCGATATTGAATTTCGCGATTTGAAGATCCAGCTCAGTACCATCGATGGTGTTGGCGGTTTTGCGGGCCATTGATTTCAGGGGGAACATTTTTGCGTACACTGCTGAGTAAACTTCGTCTGTCGTCTGTGTGCCAAAAAGACTGATATAAAAAATTTCTTCGTCAGGAAATATGCTTTTTATCTGATATGTTTTTCCAGCCCCCCAAGCGCCTGTGACCAAGACTCCGTAATTAGGGTTTTTCAGTGATTTGTAATATTCGAGATATGTCTCTAGGTGCGATTTCTGGTCAGGCATTTTTTTCTCGATAGTGATTCGTAATGTAGGTTTATGGGTCACGATTCAACGTTGGGCGGTAGGGTGCGCTATGAACGCTGGATTTATTGCAAGCATTTTCTGTGACTAGGTCAAAGTTTTATCTCATCCAAGTCTCTAGTTACTCGCTACCCAAAAAAAGTTTTCCGCGCGGAATAAGTCTGTTTTCATAGCACCGTGGAGTGCTCTGCAGCCGCGCGACGCAAGCTGTGTGTCTTGAGTGTAGTTCACTTTCTTCATTTGAGGAGCCTCGGCATATGCCGGGGGTTTCTCGTTTCAGTCGGCACACCACTCGCACCTAGCCGGAGTGCTGCAGGGCTGACCTATCCCCGATCCCGAAAGGGCGGACTGTCGGATGTTGACGAAGATGCCGGAAAAAACACCTGACTTCTGGGCTCACGTCTGGCTGATCGTAACTACTCCGCTCTGGCAAGGAGCGATCATGGCCGCAACCATTTCGTTATTGCGCGTGCTGTACGAAGGTAAAGAAGCCAACAAGTGGCGCGTTGTGCTCGAGGCGCTGATCTGCGGCGCGCTGAGCCTGTCAGCCAGCAGCGTCATCGAATGGATGGCGTGGCCGTCGAGCCTGTCTGTCGCCGCCGGCGGCACCATCGGGTTCATCGGCGTTACCGCGATCCGCGAACTGATCATCCGTTTCCTCGGCCGCAAGGCGGATTCACTATGAGCCTCGAACCTGTTGTCGCAGTAGCCAAGGTCGGTTCCACGTTGCGAGCTATCGCGGTCGCCATTGTGATTGTGATCGTGATGAGCCTGCTGATCGCGATCCAGCAGATCCGAGTGGTCAAGCTGCAGGGTGCCGTCAGTGTCGAGGCCAATGCTAAGCAGGAAGCCGTCGATGCCAACAAGGACAGCCAGGCCACGATCACCACGCTGCGCGCCGAGGCAGAGCGCAACGCCAAATACGCCGCCGACCTCAACAAACGCATCAAGGCCAGCGAAGACAAGGCCAAAAAGGCCAAGAAGGATTTCGATGATCTCAAGCGCCACAGCAAACCTGTTCGTGATTGGGCTGCTCAGCCTTTGCCTGACGGGCTGCGCGGCAAAGCCGCAAGTGGTAACAAAGACAACAGCCATAAGACTGGAAGCCCCTGAGCTGATCCCGTGCGAGCGGGTCAATGCAGATGACACTGACCTGCGTGACAACGGCGATGTGTGGGAACTGAAGGATCAGGCCATCAAGCTGCTCGACACGTGCGCCGACCAGGTCGATGCGCAGATCGTCCGCAGCCAAAGCAAGTGAAGAAATCCTGGTACGTCACCGTGCCGGGTTATCCACCATGTCCCATGATCATGCCGGAAGACCACGACCATGCTGGCGCGCTGGCCGTTGCCCGCTGCATCTGGCCTAACTGCTCCGTCATCTAAGGTGGTTCGATGATTCGTGTTCAGTCCTCAGGCTTGGCCGACAACCTCACCGAGCTGACCGACATCGAGCGCAACCAGATCCCGTTCGCCACCGTCCTCGCACTTACCGAAACCGCCAAGCTGATTAAGGCCAGGCTTGAAGGTGAGATGACCACGGTGTTTGATCGGCCCACGCCCTACACCCTCGATAGTCTTCGACTGATCCCGGCGACCAAGCAGAAGCTTGAGGCCAGGGTATGGATCAAGGATGAGGCAGACGGGGCAGCGCCAGCGACCAAGTGGCTGACTCCCGAGGTCTACGGCGGCGACCGTAACCACAAGCGCAGCGAGGGTTTGCTGCGAGCGCGGGGCATTCTTCCTGATGGCAAGTTCATCGTGCCGGGCAAGGGGATGAAGCTCGACAGCTACGGCAACATCGGCCGCGGTCAGTTGCAGAAGATCCTGTCCGGGCTAGGCGCTCAGGGCGATCGGCTGCAGAACAGCACCGACAGCAAGCGCAGCGCTGGCAACCGCAGTCGCTTCTTCGTTCTTAAGCGCGGCCGGCAAGCCATCGGCATCGCCGAGCGAACCGGCACGAAGCGCTCCGACATTCAGATACTGATCGCCTTCATCAGCAAACCCGGCTATGCCAAGACGCTCGACTTCTTCGGCATCGGTGAGCGTGAGGCGCAGGCGCAGCTTCCAATTCAGTTCGAGAGAGCTTTCGACAAGGCACTGGCAACTCGCCGGCGGTGACGCCTCCCCACCGGTCAGGTGGAGTGGGTCCTTCCCGGCCACCCCCCGGGGTGAGGGTAATTCGAGCCCCGACTTTCCACTATTTATGACTTTTTTTGAGGGCGGGGCGGTTCCGGTTCCGGTTCGGGTGAAAAATGGCGAGTCAGATTGAAATCGCAGCCCATCTTGACCTCAGCGACCGCCAGATCAGAAATTTAGTCGCGGACGGCGTTTTACCGGCGTCTCGTGGTCGTGGCGGCATGGATTTGGATGCGTGCCGACTGGCATACATCGGCTATTTGCGGGGATTGGGCAGCGGGCAAGTGAAACCGGAAGTCCCCCCGACAGAAGTGGCCGGAATAGACCCGCTCATTGAGTACAAGCTGATGGAGGAGCGGCGCGGGCTCACTGCTGCTCAGCGTGTCGGCCAGGAGAACAAAAACGCCGTCCAGGCCCGACAGCTCGTTCCCGTTGATTTCAGCACCTTCGCGCTGTCGCGCATGGTTGAGCAGATCGGTTCTGTGCTCGACACCGTCACGCACAAAGTTAAACGCAAGCATCCCGACATCGAGGTGCGTCATGTAGAGGCGATGCAGCGAGAAATCGCGCTGGCCCGGAATATCGCCTCCGACCTGGGCGATCACCTGCCCGAGATCCTTGATGAGTACCTCGCCACCTTGGATGAATGATCTGCGTAAAGCGATCAAGGCCGGGCTGCAAGCGCTTTTTAAGGAACCCCCGCTTACTTGCGTCGATTGGGCTGACAAGCATTTTTATCTGTCGTCCGAGTCCTCGTATCAAGAGGGCAAGTGGGAAACGGCGCCGTTCCAGGTGGCTCTGCTGAACAGCATGGGCAATGACCTGATCATGTTTTTCAACCTGATGAAGTCAGCGCGGGTCGGCTACACGAAGATGTTGATGGCCAACGTCGGCTACAAGGTTCAGCACAAGCGTCGGAGCGTTGCGGTTTTCTCTCCCACCGACCCCGACGCCGAAGATTTGATGAAACAGCACATCGAGACGATGGTGCGCGACGTTCCGACGTTGCTGGACCTGGCCCCGTGGTACGGGAAGAAGCACCGCGACAGCTCATTGAGCTCGAAGCGCTTCGCGAACAAGAAGATGCTCTGGTGCAGGGGCGGCAAGGCCAGCCGTAACTACCGAGGCATCTCGGCTGACGAAGTGGTGTACGACGAGCTGTCGAACTTCGAGCAAAACGTGGAGGGTGAAGGTGCACCAACTTTCCTCGGCGACAAGCGACTCGAAGGCGCCACGTTCAAGAAGTCCATACGAGGCTCCACGCCCAAGATCAAAGGCACATGCCAGATCGAGAAGGCGGCGGAGGAGTCGCCATATCTGTTGCGGTTCAACATCCCATGTCCGTCCTGCGGCAAAGAGCAGCACCTGAAGTGGGGCGGTAAGGATTGTGATTTTGGCATCAAGTGGGAGCGAGACGAGCACGGCGAGATATCGAAGGCCTGGTATGTCTGCGAGCACACGCACTGCGTGGTCTGGTACCACGAGATGGTGGAAGCCGCGCATCGTGGCCGGTGGATCTGCGAAAAATCAGCTATATGGACTCGCGACGGGATCGACTGGTATGGCGCGGACGATGAGCTGCGGGCAACTCCGCGCAGCGTCAGCTTTCACGTCTGGACCGCTTACAGCACGTTCACGACCTGGCTGGAAATGGTCCTCGAGTTCGACAAGGTAAAGGACAATCGGGAAAACCTGATCGCCTTCGTCAACACCACCCTCGGCGAAACGTGGGAGGACGACCAAGGCGAGAAGGTTGATTGGGAGCTGCTCTACGGGCGCCGCGAGGTGTATCCCCAGGTGCCAGCGCGCGGTTTGACGCTCATGGGCGCGATCGACACGCAAGATGATCGGTACGAAGGCCGTGTCTGGGCATTTGGCCAGGGCGAGGAAGCTTGGCTTGTTGATAAATGGGTGCTCATGGGTGACCCGGCGAGCGAAGAGCTGCGCAAAAAGGTCAGGCTCAAAGTTCGTCAGCAGTACGCCCGCGCCGATGGCGCAAAGATGGGCGTCGAGCGCTGGTGCTGGGACTCCGGCGGTCACTACACGGACGAGGTCTACGCCGAAAGCAGAGCCTTGGGCGATACCTGGGTGATTCCGGTCAAGGGTGCGAACGTTCCCGGCAAGCCGATCGCCAACTGGCCGAAGTCACGCAATGCCAAAAAGGTCTATCTCACCGAGGTCGGTACCGAGAACGCCAAAGAACTGATCTACAGCCGCCTGAAAATCCAGCCGGACACTTCAGGGGTTGCTGTGCCGGGCTGCGTGCACCTCCCCGCGAACGATGAGATTTGCGGAGAGGACGAACTAAAGCAGCTCACCGCCGAAACCAAAGAACTGAAGATCGAGAAGGGCAAGCGCGTTTACCGGTGGACCGCCAAAGGCCGCCGGAACGAGGCGCTCGACTGTTTCGTGTATGCCTTGGCGGCGCTGCGCATCAGCCAGCACCGCTTCGGTCTGGATCTGGAGATGCTGGCAGGCGCCAAGCGCCGATTGCCACAACGAGGAACCCGGAGCCGGGCCAGAGGATAAGCATGAGCAACATTGCACTTGTTTCAGCTGCACAAGTACGGCTCGCCGCCGTTCAAGAGGCCATTGCGAAGATCCTCAAGGGTGGTCAGAGCGTTCGCTACGGCGAGCGCCAAGTCACCCGCGCGGATTTGGGGATGTTGCGCAAGCTCGAAATAGATTACGCGGCCGACGTGGCCGCAGAGGCGAACCGCGGTCGCGGGCGCAATCGAATCAGCTACATGAGGATCTGACATGGCTTGGTGGACACGTACCACACCAGAAGAGCGGGTGGTGCGTGAGGCCACGCGCGCCATCTCCGGTCTGGTGCAGAGCCAACCCCGTGCTCAAGGTGGCGGGGGAGGCAGCGAAACGCGCTGGCGCGGAGCCTCCCGCATGCTTCGAAGCATGTCGAGCTGGATACCGTTCCTTGGCAGTCCTAACCGAGATCTGAGTTCACCCGAACGAAAAACGCTGGTCGCAAGATCGCGCGATGCAATGCGTAACCACCTGATCGCCCGCGCGGCAATCGTGCGGACCCGCACCAACGTGGTGGGCACCGGACTGATCTGCCGGCCTCAAGTCGACCATGTCGCCTTAGGCATTAGTGAAGAGCAGGCGGACGAATTCAACGCTCTGGTCCAGCGGGAATGGGAGCTATACGCCGGCGATCCACGCGAGTGTGATGCGGAGGCGACGCTCAATCACTACCAGCAGCAGGCGCTCGCTCTCGTATCTGCCATGACCGGCGGCGACTGCTTCGTCGCGACGCCATGGGTAGAGCGGCCGGGCACGATTTACAACACCCGGCTGCAGCTGATCGAGACGGACCGGGTATCTAACCCCCACGGCGCTCCGGACAACGAGCGCATGGTGGAAGGGATTGAGTTCGACGACTTCGGGGCGCCGGTTGCGGCCTACATCTGCAACGGTTATCCCGACGACAAGTTTCTCAAGTACCCCCTGCGCTGGGACCGTATTGAGTTTTTCGGCGCCGAAACAGGACGCCGCCGGCTGCTGCAAATCTGGTGTGACAAGGAACGGCCTGGGCTGAAGCGCGGCGCGCCCTACCTGGCGCCGATTCTTGAGCCACTGCAAAAGCTCGAGCGTTACGCGAGTGCCGAGCTGATGGCCGCGGTCATCTCCGCGATGTTCACCGTGTTCATCAAGAAGGGTGACAACTTCAGCGGCGGCGGCCAAGGCCAGCCCATCTTTGGCGACGAAGATGGCACTGTTGGCGGCGACGTTGGACCGGCTCCGCTGGAGCTGGGCGAGGGTGCGATCGTGGACCTGGCCCCGGGCGAGGAGCCAATGATTGCGAACCCGGCCCGCCCGAACGCGCAGTTCGACCCGTTCTTCACCGCCATCGTCAAAGAGATCGGCGCTGCGCTGGAACTGCCGCTCGAGGAGTTGATGCTGCACTACAGCAGCAGCTACAGCGCCGCGCGCGCCGCCATGTTGCAAGCCTGGCGGTTCTACACCATGCGGCGCTGGTGGCTTGTCTGCGACTTCTGCCAGCCGAGCTACGAACTGATGTTCGATGAGGCCGTGGCGGCCGGGCGCATTCATGCACCTGGCTATCACGACCCGGCGATGCGTCGGGCATATACGCAGGCCATCTGGATCGGGCCGGCCCGTGGCGCTATCGACGAGCTCAAGGAAGCGAAGGCGGCGCGCGAACGCATCGACGTCGGGATCAGCAACGAAACGATGGAGACAGCGGCCATGACTGGCGAGACCTGGCAGCAGGTCAACCGGCAGCGCGCACGCGAGTTGAAGCAGCGGCGCGACAACGGCACGGCGGTGGTTGACGCCGCGCCAGCCGCTGAAGCCAAACCTGAAAAGCCAGAGCTACCTGACGAAGAGGAGTAATCATGCCAAGAGCCTTTGAGCTGGCCAGTGCTCAGCCTTGGCTGATGCTTCCAGATGCGCTGGATAATTTGCTGTCGATCGCGGACCGGCAAAACGATTTGGAGGCGCTGGAAACACGCCTCGGCCGACAGCTTGACCACACCCATACGGTGACGCAGCGCGGAAACGTCGCAATCATCCCGGTCACCGGTCCGATCTTCCGATACGCGTCGTTCTTCACGCGTATCAGCGGTGCGACCAGTACAGGAAACATCGCAACCGACCTGCAGGCCGCGCTGGACAACCCTGCCATCCGCTCCATCGTGTTGAACATTGACAGCCCGGGCGGCGAAGCCAATGGCATCAACGAGCTGGCTGACATGATCCACGCTGCTCGCGACAAAAAACGCATCGTGGCGTACGTGGGCGGCAGCGGCGCAAGCGCGGCTTACTGGATCGCCAGCGCTGCGAGTGAAGTTGTTGTCGATGCGACTGCGCTGCTCGGGTCCATCGGCGTCGTGCTGAACGTGTCCGTCTCCAAGGAAAAGGACGGTCAGAAAAGCTACGAGATTGTCAGCGGTACCGCGCCAAACAAGCGGCCCAACGTCGAGACCGACGAAGGCCGCGCTGAAATCGCGAAGACGGTGGACGCACTCGCCAACGTGTTCGTGGGCAAAGTCGCCCGGAACCTGAATGTTTCCGCCGACAAGGTCCCTGAAATGGGCGGCCATGGCGGCCTGAAGGTGGGCGCTGAAGCCGTTGCATCAGGGCTGGCGCACCGCGTTGGCTCGCTTGAATCAGTTATTGCCGAGTTGGCCGGTCCTGCCAGCAACCCACCGAGGAAACCCCTTGTGACTACTGTAAAAACCACGGCGGAGCTGCATGCGGCTATCGAGGCCGGCACCGACCCGAAGACCATCACCATCGCTGCCGCAGAGCAGGTCGATACCGTCGCCCTGGCCGCGGCGGCGACTGCCAGCGAAAAGGCCCGCATCCTGGGTATCCAGGCGCTGGGCGTTAAAGGCTTCGAGACCGAGATGCAGGCCGCAATCGACGGCGATCTGTCAGTTGACGCGGCGGGCATGAGCCTATTCAAAGCTGCGCAGGATCGCGGCGTGACGCTGGACAGCATCCAGCGTGATTCAAAAACGGCCGCCGCTGCAGTCGCAGCCGCTGGCCAGGGCAAAAAAGAGTTCTCCACCAAGTCCATCTGGGCTAGCCGCAAAGGGGCGAAAGCATGAACTTCGATACCGTAACTCAGGGCGCCCGAACCGCCGCGTTTTTGCTCAACGAAGCGAGCGGCGAGCGCTCCCGCGAGCAGATCGTCCTGCTCAAGGGCGCCACCGCTTTCCCCGCCGGGCAGATCCTGTCGAAGAACGGCGCGGGCAAGTACGTCGCATTCGTTGCGCCGGCCGATGGCGCTGCGGTCAACGTCGCGATCCTCTACGAAGGCCGTGATGCTGATACCACCGCCGACCGCTACGCCGCTGGTGTAGTGCGCGACTGCGAAGTTATCGAAAGCCTGCTGGTCGGCCTGACCGAGCCGGCCCGTACCGCGCTGCTTGCCGCCGGTATCATCCTTCGCTGATTCATACACCACCCGATTAAAACAGACCGCCGATGGCGGTTTTTTCGTTTCTGGAGAACGGAATGGCTGATTTGAGTATTTTCGCGGGCGACGAGTTTGGTCGCATCGCAATGACCACCGCCATCAACCAGCCGGTTGAAGGCCAAGCGGTGCCCACGCGCCTCGACACGCTGTTCGAAGAAGAGGGCGTGACCACTACGGCCGTTTTCATCGAGCGCGAAAACGATAACCTCACTCTGGTGCCCGCCGCCGAGCGCGGGGCGCCAAGCGATCCGACCACAGGCCCAGGCCGGGACATGATCCCGTTCCAGACCATCCACCTGCCCACCCGCGCGGTGGTACGTGCCGACGAGGTCCAGGGTATTCGCGCCTTCGGCACCGAAAGCGAACTGGAAACCGTGCAGGCCATGGTTGATAAGCGCCTGCTGAAGATGCGCAAGCGCCTTGAGGCAACCATCCGCTATCAGCGTGTGGGCGCAATCACCGGCAAGGTCTACGACGCGGACGGTGCCCGTGTCCTGCTGGACCTTTACGCGCGCTTCGGTATCGAGCAGCAGACCGTAGCGTTCAACATGAACGTCAACGAAACCAAGCTGCTGGCGAAAGTCACCGATGCCAAGCGCAAGGCCGAAGACGCCATCGGCGGAACCGGCATCATCGCGGGCTGGCTGGGTATCGCGGGCCGTAACTGGTTCGACTCGTTCACCAATCACGACTCGGTGCAGAAGGCGTTCGATCGCTGGAACGACGGCCAATTCTTGCGCGATGACCATCGCCGCGACGGCTTCAGCTTCGGCGGCGTCAACTGGGAAGAGTTCTACGGCAACCTCGGTGGCACCCTGTTCATGGACCCGGACACCGCGTACCTGGTGCCGGTGGGTGTGGACGGCCTGTTCATCACCAACTTCGCTCCGGCTGACTACATGGAAACGGTCAACACCACCGGTGTGCCGTTCTACGCGAGCCAGGAACCGCTGCGCCACAACAAGGGCATCGACATGGAAGCGCAGAGCAACCCGCTCAGCCTGTGCACCCTGCCGCGCGCGATCATCAAGCTGACCAAGTGATGAGCGGCTCAGAGTTCGACGACATCTTCGAAGATGCGGACGATGAGCTGTTCGAGGTGTTCGGCAATAAGGGCGGTGTTTCCTTTCAAGCCAAGGACGGCGGCCTTTGTGGAGTCGTTGGCGGTGTGATCCAGAAGAACGTCGGCTCCCCCAACGGCGAAACCTTCGTCGTGGTGGCGCTGGCGGTGGATCTGCGCGTCAGCGAAGTGCCAGACCCGCAGCGCGGCGACCTGGTCACCGTCAACTGTCTCCGGTACGTCCTGGGCGAATTTCTGGGCACGGACGGCAAGATCAACCGCTACTCACTGCAACCGGTGGACTGATGGCGACCCCAAACCTGCTGAGCGCGGGCCGCAAGGCTCTTATCGACCGCCTGACAACCATCTCAGTAAGCAACGGCTACCGAACTGCGGCTGGTCCGAACACTCGTTCGGGCTGGTTCAACGAAGTGCTCAAAGAAAACAACGTCGGCTTCCCGCTTATCGTCGTTCAGAAAGCGAAGGGTATGGCGCCTGTCGCCGGCCCATATGCCTTGAAGGTCATGCAAGGCTTCAACGTCATCGGTGCCGTCAAGGCGGGACTCGATGGCTACGAGGACGCGATTGAAGAACTGGAGCACGACCTGCTTCTTTGCCTGATGCCGACTATTGGAGTTTTGCCGCATTGGCTTCCGCGCGGCGTCACGGGCATCACCATCGGCGCACCCGAGGCTTTCCCTCCTGCAGAAGGGGTGAGCGCCGCAACCGTGCTCATCCCTGTTCACCTTCACACAATCATTCAGGTGCAACCCAATGCCTAAAGACGAAATCGCGACGGCTCCGGCCGCCGCGGACGAGCCAGCAGAGCGTTCCGTACCCCGGTTCGAAGTCGAGCTGCTCAAGCCTCATACCCATGCCGGTCAAGATCTCCTGCCGGGCGCCAAATTCAAAATCACCGCTGAGCAGCGCACCTGGTTGAAAAGCCTGGGTGTCATCGCCGGCGAAACCCCGGAGAAGTAAAACATGGCACGCGAAATTGAAACGTTCGTTGTGGGCGGTCGGGTAAAAATGCGGCCCTACGGCGTCGGCGGTCCATTCTTGCCGGTTGGCCTGGTCTCCACGTTAAAGCAGGCGATCGAGAAGACCGACATCACATTGGCGGACACCACCAGTCCTCAGGGCGGTGAGTACGACGCGATCAGCCGCATCACGAGCATGGCGCTCACCATGAACTGGCGGGAGCTGTATACCTCCAACCTCGCGGCCATGTATTGGGGCGATGTGACCAAGGTCCCAGCCACCACTGTGACAGACGAGCAGCACACTGCCTCGAAGGGCGGCACGATCATGCTGGCCAAGATGCCGCTGATCATCACCTCCGTCACCGCTGCAACCGGCAACACCGCCTATGTCGACGGTGATGACTACCAGATGACCGGGGCGGGTATCGAAGTGCTAGAGGCGGGGGCCATCGCGGACGCGGCGGAGCTGAAAATCACCTACAGCGCTGCTGCAGTAGACGTGATCGACGCGCTGACCAACAGCGGCAAGATTTACGAAATTCTCTTCGAAGGCGCGAACGGTGCTGGGACCAAGCAGCGGCTGAACCTGCAGTATTTCCGCTGCCAGTTGAGCCCGGCAGCAAGCACCGATTGGATCAGCACCGATGATTTCATGGGTTCCGAGGTCACTGTAAAAGTGCTCTCCGATCCTGCGAAGGTCGGCGCCGGCAAATCGAAATACATGAAGATCATGAAAGAAGTCGCTGCCTGATCTTTTGATATCAGCAGGCCTCCCGCTACGGTGGGGCGCCTGTATCGGAGCCACAAATGTCTGAATTGACGAACTCAACGGTTCATACGATTGCAGGGAAAGAGGTGGTTTTTCGCGAGCTCAGCGTGGCGAGCGTGCGAAAGATCATGACCAAAGACGCCTCGGCTGACGCTCTGGGTGACGGGTTCTTCGAAACGATTCGACTGTCGGACATTCCAGACTTCACAAGTCTGACGCCGGACGACATCGAAAATCTGCTGCCAAGCCACATCCGGCAGGTCATCAAGCACTGCGAGGCTCAGAACCCCGATTTTTTCGCATGGCTGGCCAGGGTCAGCAGCTACCGGGCCAAGCTTTAAAAAACCTCGATGACTGCATTTGCGCACTCATCCGCATCGGCCACCATCAAGTGATGGCCTATCCATGGAGACTTTTCCTCCGCGCTTTGAAGGGCTGATCCGCTATGCGTGACATCGAGCTTCGCCTCACCGCTGACCTGGACGGCGCCACCAAAGAGGTGGCGGGGTTCAAAAAAGAATACGCTGAGATGGTTAAGGTGGTTGAAAAGCCACTGCGCCAGGTCAACGCATTCCGAGACATTGAGGCAAGCGTCGAGCAGACCAGGCGGGCGATGACCGTCGCGCGTGAGCGTGTACGGGATCTAAACAACGAGATCATCAAATCCGAGTCCCCGTCGCGGCAGTTGCAAGAATCATATAAAGCGTCGGTCAGAGAGCTTCAGCGGCTCGAACGCGTTGGAGCCACTCAGGGCCTGCAGCTCAACCAGATGGGTTCACAACTGCGTGCGGCTGGCGTCGACACAAGAAACCTTGCCGCCGAGCAGTCCCGACTGAGCGCCGAGTACAACAGGGCTTTAACAGCAGGGCGCGCGAACGCCGCGCTCAGTACTGCCAAATCTTCTCTGGGCGCCGGGTCTGTCCGGGAAACGCAGGCGGATTTGGTTAAGCTCCGGGAGCAGTACGCTCTCGTGAAGGCTTCGGGAGAAGTGTCCGCCCGCGATCTTGCCATCGCACAAGCCAACTACCGCAGAAGCGTTAGCGAAACGCTGGCAAAACTTCGCGAGCTGCGCTCCGTCACCGCTACGCCAACTAAAGCAGCTACGTCATCCGTCGACCCCGCTCGTCAGACGTTCGGCCTGAACAAACTACGTGAGCTGCGCACTCAGTTACTCTCGCTGACCGCAGACTATCAGCGCCTTACGCGAACGAGTGTTCTGTCCGCCACCGAACGTGCGGTCGCTGAAAACCGGTACCGCGAGCAAGTGGAGCAGACCCGCCGCTCGATAGCCGCTTTGACTGGGCAGCAAGCGGCAGCTAGTCGCAGCGCTAAGCCGTCTGCCGGCGGCGGCCTGGCAGAGAATGTCACCCTCGCTGGTGGCGGCCTGTCAGCGATCGCGCTGGGAGCCGCTTACCTCAAGACAACCGATCTCGCGAAGAAGATGGAGGCGCAGCTCCGGCTGTCGACGAGCAGCCAGAAGGAATACAACGAAGCGCAGCGCGCGCTGTTTGAAATTGCTCAACGAAACCAAGCGCCGCTGGAGGGGGTTGTCACTCTCTACGCGCAACTGGCACCAGCGCTGGGTCAGATGGGGCGAGGCCAAAAGGATACGCTTGGCGTAATTGATGCAGTGACCAAGTCGCTGCGAATCAGCGGTGCGACCACTTCCGAAACCGCGAGCACCGTGCTGCAGTTCTCCCAGGCACTGGGTTCCGGCGTGCTACGTGGGGACGAGTTCAACTCTATCGCGGAAAACTCACCCCGCTTGCTGCGCGCCCTGGCGGATGGCCTGAACGTGCCGACTGGCGCTCTTCGGGCATTGGCAGCGCAAGGGAAACTCACCGCAGACGTCATCGTTGACACGCTGTTGGGCCAGCTTCCCAAGCTTTCAGAAGAAGCCAAGCTGCTCCCCGAGTCATTTGGTGGCGCGCTTACAAAGCTCAACAACCAACTGACCATCTCGGTCAAGCAGTTCGATGATTGGTCGCATGTTTCCAGCCAGGCGGTTGATATCGCGAATAGCCTGACCGCGGCGCTCGCCAAGCTCTCAAGCGGTGAGTTTGCAGACTTTTTCCGAAGCGACAAACAGTCTGTCAACGGCTTCAATAACGAAATTTCGGTGGCGCTGGCGCGCATTCGCGACCTGACTTCGGCGCGGGCGGGCCTTGATCGCAACAACAAAAGTGACACGACCTTCTTCAACTGGAAGTTCTACAACCAAGCTGATTTTGATAAAGAGATTTCGGGCCTGTTGGCCTTTGTTGCGGACAGTAAAAAAGCCCGCGACGCCTTAAATGGCGGTCAGGCAGAGAGCAATTCGGAAGCTCAGCGGCTAGCAGAGCAGCGCGCCGACTCGGCACGGAACGAGAGCAACCGCTTAAAAAGCATTCAAACCGACTTGGTTGCGGCTACAAAAAAAGGGATTAAGGATCAAGTAGCCGCCGTCAGGAAGGCGACTGAGGACCTGAAGAAGGCGAAAGAGGAACAGGTTGCTGACCAGAAGAAGTATGCGGATGCGCTTGCTGGTCTACAGAATGGCGGTACTTCTGGGGAAGCTTCTTATGGCAATGCTCAGGCACTCAAGGTTGGCGCGAAGCAGTCTCTAGCAGTTGGCGATGTCGACGGCGCGAAAGCGAAGGCAGAGGCATCACTTGGGGTGCTGCAGAAGCTGGCAGATGCTGGCGGCAACACGTTGGGATTTGCGGGTTTCATCAAAGAGCTCCAAGCCATCGAGAAAGCGGCTGACGAGATCAATGTAAAAAAAGCGCAAGACAGCCTGGACAAAGCCACGGAGAAAACTGCTGATCTGAAGGCCCAGCTTGCAGAGCTCAAAGATGTCCAGATAACACCAACGCTTTCAGAGGCCGCAGTTGCTGCCGTCCTCAAGCAGATGCAAGACCTGAAGGTGAAGCTGGGGTTGGCGTTTGATTTCCCGTTGAACCTCAAACCAACAGATGAGATGCAGACGATCTCGAACCAGGTCGTCAACCCGGTGACCTTTCCAACTTCCGCAACAGCGGTCGATACAGCGGTCGATACAGCGGTCGCCGCCGTCCCTCAGTCGCAGAAGCTGAAATATCAGGCTGGTGTAACCGACTACTCACAGCAAAATTTGGCTGCGGAAGCTGTTCCGGTTCCGGTCAAGCCTGCCGTAGATCAAGCCGCGGTGGACTCGGCAAACGCCATGGTGGCGGCGATTTCTGAGCAGTATCGTCAGCGCCTCACGATTCCGGTGAGCGTTGACCCAGAGACAGCCCGGCAGGCGGCCGATCAGCTAAATATCCCGGTGACACCTGCTCTTGATGAGGCGTCCGCAGCAACCGCGCAGAGTCAGGTTGCGGCGCTCGCATCACAGCTCCGGCAGTCTTTGACAGTGCCGGTCACCGTGGTCGGTGCCGATGGCAGCGCACCTGCTGGCAGCAGTCCTGATCTTCCGGGGTATGCGGCAGGCGACATGGTCCGCGGTCCAGGAACGGGAACCAGCGACAGCATTCTGGCTTGGCTATCCAATGGCGAGTTCGTCATGCGGGCTTCTGCGGTCAGCCACTATGGCGCCGATAACCTGCGTCAAATCAACGAACGGAGGATGCCGCGATTCGCGGAGGGTGGTGCCGTCGGCGCGCGATTCTTCCCGGAGGTCCCGTCTCCCAGCCAGTCGGTGCTTGACCAGATCAGCCCGCAGGCCCCACAACCGTTTGCCAACGTGTCTCTCAGCGTTGGCGGCGAGACGTACAACGTTCAGGCACCGCAGCAGGAGTTTGACCGAATCATCCGCAACCAGCGCTTGAAGTACGGTAAATCGTGACGGGGTGCTTCTCCGATGGGTCGATGTTAAATTGCGTCAAAATCCCGGGGAGGTCTTCATGGAGTATTTGGTGATATGGATTGCCGTGGCAGTTTGCGCTGCCTGGTATGCACATCAGAAAGGGCGAAGCCCGGCTGTCTGGTTGATCGTGGGGTTGTTCTTCAGCGTTTTCGCGCTGTTTTTACTGTGGTTCCTCAATCCTGTCGGAATTGACGATGCGAAAAGCCAGGCGATCGCGAGGAAGTTTGGCGTGTCGGCCTTATATCGGAAGTGCCCTGAATGCGCAGAGTTGATCCAGAGGGAAGCCCGGAAGTGTCGTTTCTGCCAAGCCCCGCTTGATCCTGTTCCGGACTGAACATACAACCATCAAACCAACCCGCCTCGGCGGGTTTTTTGTTTCCGGAGTAATGATGAGCCTTCCACTGATTACCCTGGGTGGGGTTCCGATCGTTCTCCACGCTGGCGCCCCCGATCAATCTGATACGCCTTTGCTTGGCGAGACCGTTATCCGGCTCTCCGGTGGCGAAGGCGTGAAAATGACTCATTGGGGCAAGGCGGCTGGCGCGATAACCGGCCAGGGGTGGATGCCGCCGGGCCTTGATGGACTGGATTACAGCCAGCCGCTCGAACTGCGGCTGACGTCGCAGGAGTGCATCGTTGGGGAAGGTCAGCTCTATACGCTGACAAGCCAGCCCCGACCGGACTCTGAGCCTCGAGCTTTTGCCTTGGTGGGCGCTGATTGGGCCGAGACCGCCTGTGATGTTTTCGACAGCACTGCGCAGGTGGGCCTGGTAGTGGGCGCTACGCGGTACATGGTCCAGTGGATGCCGGTGTACCGGGTCTTCGCCAGTAAGCCTCCCAAGTCCCAAAGCTCGGCACAGTCCACGTTTGGTTGGACGATCAACTGGGAAGAAGTCTGATGCTGATGAACGGATGCCCGGTCAATTCCGCCCCCGTCAACGGACTGCCCGGGGTTGTCGTATCGGCGCCGTCCCAGCCAGTAGTGCCGGGCTCGGCGTTTCGGTGGCGAGTGATACTGACGGTCGGCGGTGCGGATTTCAGCACGCGTCTGACTGGGCAGGTCCAAATTGACCGGGAGCGCGGTGCTGCTGGGCTCGCGACATTTACCCTCCATATGCTGCCCGGCTCAGTGCTGCCCATGGACTGGGTCGGCCGCGAGGTCGCCATTGATTACCTGACCGGCGCCCGTGGCAGCACAACCACAAAGCGCAGATACACCGGCCGTGTGGTCACCACGGAGTGGAGCCCGGTTACGCGGCTGCTGGTTTGCCATTGCGGTGACCAGTTGCAGCAGCGGCTGGAAGGCATGGAAATTCAGGCGATCGATGCGGTGATCCCGTCTTACTGGTCGGCGGATGTTTTTGAAGCCTTGGACGGACGAAGCCGTTGGGATTATGCGCAAGAGCGCCTGGGCACGGTTCAGGCGAGCCTTGATGCTTCTCCCTCTGGCGAACTCCGACTGACCAGCTGGTATGCGGGCGCCGAACACTTTGCGTTCGGCGCTGGCACCACCGTTTATAACTCGGTGAAGCTCAGCTATGCGGACCTCACAAGCCTGACGAACAAGGTGGAGATCGAGGCCAGTTACCGCTTTCCTCGGCTACACCAGTTGAGCGAAGGCTTTCACTGGACTCACCCTGACACGTTCGGCCTAGGCGGCACGCAGGGCTTCTGCCTTTGGCGGGCAGACAGTACGGACCTTCCTGACGTCGCGATGTTGAACGATGCTGCGTCCGGGGCCGGGTTGAGCATCGTTAAAACTCCGGGCTATACCCGTCTGCCCGGGAGCGGCGCGAACATTTGCGGCAACGGGCAACCTTGGGTGAACTCGTTCCCTGATCTGTTGCTTGGCTTTTCGTTCATTGGTGCTCGCCGATGGACGCAGACGGTGACGGAGAAATACACGCTGTCTGTGATTTGCGAGGCGAGCATCGAGCAGGCAGGGGAGGTGACCTCTCGCGATTCGTTGTCCCTCGACTACACCACCGACATCGCTGATGCGTGGGAAGGCACAGCCTTCGGCAATGCAGCCGCCCGGCCAGCCACCAGTGATGGCGCGGTCGGCATTGTTTCTGCGGGTGGTGGCTCGACCACGATCGGGCCAGTCCAGGACGGCGGCCTCTTTGGTCATGCTGACGTCCGTGATGAGGCCGCCCGCAAGGCTGCATTTCTTTGCGTGCTGAATCAGGCCAAGACGGCAGTCGTGCTGGCGCACAGCGCGACGACGATTAGCTGGGACGTGCCAACAAGCATGGTCCTCGACATCGACTTGATTCATACGCTGCGCATCAGCGACCAGGGCATTGAAGCCAGAGCTCGCTGCAGCCGGGTGCTGGACAACTTCGATCTCGCATCGGGCTCCGCACTCACCACGCTTTCCATCTCGGTGATGCGCGGGGGAGGTCAGGTCAGTGATGAGATCGTTCCACCCGCTCCGTCCACCGTCCCACAACCTGATGATGCGGACAGCCCGCCATCAAAGTCGTTGGCTACACAGCTTGGCGGGAAGCCGGGCTCGCCTGCCTACGTCGAGACTTTAGACGGGTTCGCGGGCAACTACGACAACGCCGATCCGACGCAGGAGGAGTTTCCTCGCCGCCTTCAGATCACCGCCTCAGAGATTGATGCGGCTTCCCGCGATGAGAATGTCGTGGAGCTGAGGGCGACTTACCGCGTGGTGGTCCCCAACGATCTACTGGAGCTTTGACCATGTCACTCACGAGCGAACGCAAGGCAATCGGGAGCAGCATCGAGCAATCGCGGCGCGCGACAGGGAAACAGATCACCGACGATCTCAACCGCCTGATTTCGCCAAAGCCGAAGAGCAAACCGCTCGCCACCGTGCCCAAGCGAGGCGCTCTGCCCGCGCAAGCCGGTGTCGGCAAATACAAGGCGACCACTCCTGCCTCTACGGGTGGCGGTATCGCCTCGCCTCTCACTGAGCCTGATGTGAGTAAGCGGCAGTATTGGGACACCGGCCTGCAAAGCAGCGATGGTTTGTTCTTTCTTCCTGCCATCAAGCAGCTATCGCTCACCGACAGCAACGGCGACCCGGTCGTCATCAACCTGGCCCAGCCTGCGCATCAGTAAGCGCGCCTCGAGGTACTGAATGCGCTACGTCAATAACTGGATCAGTCAGCTCACGGCTGACTTTTCTTCGGGCTCAACAGCGCTGCCGATCGGCGCCTCGTCTCTGGCCCTGCTGGGGGACGGCCAGTATCGGCTCACGCTGGTGAATTCGATCAGCCCCGTCGAACAGACAGCTTGGGAAATCATCCAGCTGACCATGGCCGACGGCGTCGCCACCGTCGTGCGCGGTATTGAGGGCACTGCGCCGCGCGCCTGGCCGCTGGGCTCATTCATCTACTGCGCTGTGACGGCCGGCGGAATGAATCAGTTGGCTACACAAATCGCGGATCTCATTACTCGGGTCACCGCGCTTGAGGCTGCGGGGCCGGGTGACGGCGGCGATGGAGGTGGAGATGGGGGAGGGCCGCTTCCAAGCGGCGCACTCACGGCAGCGAACGGGGATGCGCTCACTGACACACAGAACAACCAATTGGTAGGTGGTTAGAAATGGCTTCGATTCAGCACACGATTACGGCAACAGTAAACCCAAGCGCCGCGCCACCCAGTGTGGGCGCGCACTACAACAACACCGCGACCAAACAACGCTGGGTCTCGGCTGGAACTGAATCCGTCAAGGACTGGGGTCATCCCCTGCCTGGCAGCGAATTACTGCTCGGGCTAGACCTGTTGGCTTACACTATCGACACGGGCGTATCGCGCGTCATCTGGACCATGGATGCGCCAGCGCAGCATGTAGTTAGCTTCGGCCAGCCTCCCACCGTCCCCGGTTACTATGAGGTTGAGCTGATCTGCGAAACAGTCCGAGCTATTGAACCGGTGGTCGGGGTAGATTTCGATCCCTCAGTCTGGATACAAGGCCTCAATTTCGATATCCCCAGCCAACTGTACATCTGGCCGGGCAGTGCCACGTTGTTCAAATTCGGCCTGTGGATCGCGCAAAATAGCGGCGCTCGACCGTATTGGCGGTTGATAGAGTCGCGACCCCTTGATGAGCCTAAGCCGGTGTTCGTATCTGCGGACGGGGCAGAGCGGACGCTTGTCCTGTCGGCTGCTCCGCAGACAATGTGGGATGTCTTGACCGATGGGCCTCCGAAACGTTTGGTGCTCCCTTCGCTGGGTGAAACCTTTTCCAACGATTTGTTCACCAAGGTCGACTTGGTCATCCGAAACGTGACCAATTATCCGTTGGATGTGACTATCGATGAGGACCTCGGTTTCCCGCTGCCAGGCGTCACTACCCTGACCATTCCACCGGGGGTGACGATGCTATATCGGTTGGCCTATTTCATCGGTCTTGCCCAACACAGTTGGTCGCTGCTAAGCAGCCATGAGCTCGCGCCGAAAAAGCCGTAAGTCGATTTGGATACTTGGAGGAGCGATGCAGCGAATGCTGGTGTGGCCGTGGCACGGCCAGGTCAAGAACGGGCTAATTCATCTCCCCAACGGAGCGACCAAGGCGTACACCCAGCCGCCCAATAGCCAGCGAGCATTGAACGCCGTTGGCGATACCCACCTGATCATCGTGCCAAATATCGCTGCGATTTCCGAAGAAGAGCAGGCCTTGGCCCCGCCCGGTGGCCAGTACTGGGCGGGCAGGGCGCTGATCACAAGCAGTCAGCTTTACAACCAGCCGGTTGACGGATGGATCTATCAAGCGTTGGACGGTACTCGCTGGAAAGTGGGGTTGTTGCAACGAACGATCGGCGACACATCTACCAGCTTGCAGTTCTCAATCTCACGATTCGGAGCCTTTGGTGTTGCGCCTGACGTGCGCAGACGGACCGTCACGGTGCCTTTAGGCAGGCTGCCAGCGGAGGACCGAGCCAAATTCTTTGCTGACCTTGGTTCGGTGAACGCTGTGTCAGTTCAGCTCCACTCGGTCAGCACTTCGGGCAGAAACGCGGTTCTTGCCTGGTCAGCCTACAACACCACTTCGGGTACTGACACTGACACCGATTTGCGAATGAGGCCTTACTCGTTCGCTCAGGTGACGCTGACCGGATCTGGCGTGACGCTTGGCGTCACGGTCTCTGTCCTTTATGGCTCGGATGAGGTCATGCACTTCAAGCAGGAAGTACTCGGGGGTGCGCAGAACCAGTACGCAGTGATGGGAGCAGGTAGCGAGACGGACCGCGAGCCGATCTTTGACCAGCAGGGCACCCAGATCGGGGACAAGGTGACGTACAACTTTCCCTCATCCCTGGGCGTGCAAGAGGGTCCCGGCTGGCAGGGTCCGACGAGTTCGAGCACCGTCATTAAGTGGCTGGTCATGTTGCCGTTTGAGGGTGAAGAACCGTCTCCCTGCTATCTCGATTTTACCGACTCGTGGTCAATTGGCGGCGCCAGCTTCTCCGTGGTCACGATCGAGCCCCGCATTGCGAACGAGTACAACGACGGCAGCGTCAACATCGTGCAGCCGGGCTCCTATTCAGTCTCCGGCGGTTGTGTGGCGGCCGGCAATGCCACCATCAAGTGGGATGGCCCGGGCGAAAACTGGGCGCAGGGGGTCACGTACGGGTCGTCCAGCTCCATCACCGGCAGTGTTCTAACTCAGGGCATGAGTGTTGATGACCTGCACGAATCGGAGTCTTACTCGAATGCCAGCTTCCGAAGTGCTCCGCCCATCGGCGGGTTTCTCGATGGACGCGCTATTGGGCGCGTGCCTGAGTTTGGCGCGGTGGTCGGGACCCTGCTGAAGCTGTGGTACTTCTCGATTTACAGCAACAACCTCATCGCTGTCAGCCACCAGTTCAATCAGGATCCTGCGGTGTTTGATGGCGTGCTTACACCTGGTGGCTACCTTCCGACCTCCGGCAGCTATCCGGTAGACGACGTTCGGCACTACGGCAGCTTCAACCCCGCAACCCAAGAATTTGTTGTCGGCTCAACTTCGCCCGTCAACTGGATTTAATGACCCCTCGATATAGGAGCCAGCCATGCAGCCGGCCCGGCAAGACCTGCCCGTTACTCCGGGAACAACTTACAGAGATACCGTGCGGATCATGCAGCCGGAGTTCGTGTATCGCGCGATCACTGGCATTGAAGGGGCGCCGGTGCAACTCACGGCGCCCGGGCATGGGATTTTATCGGACTGGCCGATCTGGGTGCGCGGCGTCCAGGGAATGACCGAGTTGAACCGCGAGCCCACCCGCCAGCTCCCGGTCAAGGCCAAGGTGGTGAGTTCGGATGTGCTGGAGATAAATTCGATGTCTGCCGCGGGCCTTCGGCCATCGGGGGGCGAAATCATCTACCGCCGCCCGGTCAATCTGGCTGAAGCCGCCGCCGCAATGATCGTCTATCAGTCCGGTTTACCGCTCTTCACGCTGGCGCTGGGTTCGGGGCTGTCGATCGCGGCACCGGGCACCATCGAGCGCGTGCTGACCGCCGAGCAAACATCTCAGCTCATCGGCGAGGACCTGACCTACACCCTGGACATCACGTATGCAGGTCCGACCGTAACCCGGTATTTCACCGGTGCGATCGGCAGCGCCTGCACGTCATGCGCCGGCGATTCTCAGGTGCTGACAGTTGGAGAGCAGGGACCGCCCGGGGTTGGCGCTGCGGAGATCAGCTCCGATCCCAACAACCGGATCAACTTCGGTACCGACTTGAAGCTCTACGTTGGCGCTGACCCGGATCTGGTGTTTCAGCGCCAAGCCGGAACGATCCTCAGTGCCTTGCGCGTTGTGTACGAAAGCCGAGGCCGCGTCTATCTGCTCTCTGCCGACGACGAGGCACATGCCGAACTGGCGCTGGGCCTCACGCTGACCAGCAGCGACCAAGGGGCCTCGGTGGCGGTCAAGCGCGCCGGCGCCGTGGACGATCTGACCTGGTCGTGGATTCCTGGCCAAGTCTGGCTGGGAGAAAATGGAAACCTCACACAAACCCCACCCGCCGCTGGCGTCGACCTTGCGGTCGGCACGGCTGTTTCAGCCACCCGGCTGGTTCTCGATCTGCAGCAACCCCTCTACCTCTAGGAGCTACACACCATGGCAGCACAAGGTTTTATCGCTCGCGTAAACGGCCGCTTCAAACAGGTTTTCGCCATCCTCGCTTCAGCTGGCGCTACGGACGCCAACAAAATCCCGGCACTCGATGCGGGCGGCAAGCTCGATCTGAGTTTCTTGCCGAGCGGAATTGGCGCGAACAACGTCGTTGCGACTGCGTCCGAGGCGATCGCCGCTGGCAAATTCGTCAACCTGTACGACAACGCGGGTGTGCTTGGTATGCGCCTGGCTGACAACAGCAACAACCGCGAAGCGTGGGGCTACACCACCGCCGCCGTGGCAAGTGGCGCCTCTGGCACAGCCTTCCGCTTGAACACGGTCAACGCCAACTTGAGCGGTCTTACCCCAGGTGGCGAATACTGGCTGGGCATTGCTGGTGGTGTGATTGCAGCGCCACTCGATCCGGCGACAGCCACTGGCAAAACGGATCAGTACCTCGGTCGCGCCAAGTCCGCCACTGAGCTGGTGACCAGCGAAGTCGACACGGTCCTGCTGTAATGGCTGCCCGTCTTCCACTGGTCCGGATAGGTGGGCGGTTCCGGCAGCTTCCCTCAGGCGACTACGTTCCGGCCGCCGCCGGTGGGACGGGCGTCGGCTCGCTGGCGGACCTGAAGATTGCACTGTCCGTAGACAAGGTCTCCAACACGGCAGATGCGGACAAACCCATAAGCACGGCTGAGCAGGCCGCGTTGAATACGAAGGTTGGGCTCACGGGAAATGAGTCGATTGCAAATATCAAGGTGTTCACAGGTCAGTACACCGGATTTCAGTCTACCGCTCCCGGATTCTGGCTCGATGAGGTGGGCGGCTCTTACAGCGTCTACCTTGTGCTGGACGACAACACCCTCCAGTTCCAGAAAAGGGTTTCAGGGTTCGGAGGCCTCGCCCCGAACTTTCAACCCATAAAGCTGGATCTGACAAACGACATTCTGACCATATCTGCTGACATCATCCCCCCGGGCAACAACGTCAGAAACGTGGGTACTCAGTCTGCAAGGTTTGCGGGAATAAATGGGGTTTTGGGTAATTTCAGCGGACCAGTTCAAGTTGGTCAATACACCCTGGCAACTCTGCCGTCCGCTGCGGCCTTCAGCGGTTATGAGATCGACGTCACTAACGCCACCGGCGGCTCTAAGCGCTGTCGCTCCAACGGCAGCGTATGGCAAATCCTCAACACCACAACCACAGTGAGCTGATCATGCCCGTATACAGCGAAGAGACATTTAACTACGAGATCCTGCTGCGCTTCGGTGATACCGGTCTCAACAAGGGAAAGCTCACGGGGGCATCGCGCACCACGATCACTCAGACCACAAAGGATGGCGTACCGATAGGCGGCGGCACGAACATTAATCCGCCAGAGCAGTTGGCGCTGATTGCCGAAGAAGAGGGTGAGATGCTCTCCTCGGTGCTGGGCGCGGTCAACGCGGCCACTATCATCGATAACCAGTCGCTGACAGAGGCGCTTATTGCAGAGCAGGGCAAGACAGCGAAGCTGAACAATGAGCTCATCGAGGTGCGCGCGCAGATTCAAGACCTGTCCGACCAACTCGCGGCTTCCAAAGGCGAGATCGCGCGTCTAACTGCGCCGGTCGCTGGCACTACGCTTGTTGCCGAAAATGGTACCGGGGAACCGGTTGGAGCGGTTTAAACGCTGTACATAGCCAACGAATCAATAAGCCTGCTTGCGAGCGGGTATTTTTTTGCCTGGAGAAAGTGATGCCCGTGACTGACAAAGACCGTGACGTGCTGGCGAGAACCTTGTGGGGCGAAGCCCGCGGTGAAGGAATGGATGGGATGGTTGCGGCCGGGTGGACGATCCGCAACCGGGTGAACGACGGTAAGCACCGTTCTTGGTGGGGCGAGGGGTACGCCGGCGTCTGCCAGAAGCCTTACCAGTTCAGTTGCTGGAACTCCAACGACCCCAATTACCCATATCTCAGCGGCGCCAAAGAAATCCCCGCTGCTGAGTTCGCCAAATGCCAGCTCGCGGCGCAGCAGGTCATCGAGGGTGCGAAGCCTGACCCCACAGGCGGCGCGACCCACTACTACTCGACCTCAATGGCGAGCCCGCCGAAGTGGGTGGCTAGCGCTAAGCAGACAATAAGGCTTGGCCATCACGTTTTCTTCAAGGATGTGCCGTGACATCAGCGTTTGGATGACTCCAAAACTTGGGCAAGGCTTTCGGATAGTGAAGTTCGCTGGTCCTTGATTAGGGGGGCACCGCCGGACCAGCTAAATGCCTCTCAGTGGAAATGACTTTAATATGATTTAAAATAGGGCGGCAATATGGCGCCAATTTGAGTGAGAACGCATATAACAAGCCCCTCTCTCATCGTGGCCTTTATGATTCCGGCGCGTTCCAGATTTGCCAAAGAGTGCCCTATCCTTTCTAAAACGTCGGGGTGACTGTTGGCGCCATCAATTAACACTGTGGATACGAATTGAGGTATCCACGGCGAAGTCATTCTGTCCCCACTCATGGCAGTGTGTGTAACAGCGAAAGGCCGCCATTTTGCCTCAGTCGTAAGTAACGACATTTCCTGAGGAGTAAGCTGCTCAATCAAGGATAGCGCATATTTATGGGCCTCAAATAGAGCCATAAACTCTGAGTTTGTAATGTGATTTAGCGCGGAAGCTAAGTGATTTGCTAACTCGAGGTCTGGCGGCGAATCGTCTTGAATTCTCAATATTTTATTGAATAAAATATTTCCTTGGGGGTTGGATAAGAATGCGACAAGTTCTGATATCTTTTCGGAGTGCTTATCTGATATTTCTAAATATCTCGATATAAGATGTTCTTTTTTTGCTTGCTTAATTTCTTTTTCAACAGTTTCGTTCCAGTTAATTACTAAGCTCACGACTTCCGTTATTTTGAATAATCCGAGAGCTTTATCTCTGATCAGTTTTTTCCCAGTCTTTGAGCTAATGTCCGACTGGTCCTCTTCACTTAGACTTATCTGCTCAAGTCTGGATTCTAAGGTTTTTCTCTGCGCAGGGTAATAGTTTTCCGGGCGGCGTATTATTTCAGTCAAAAGCTCGTCGTTTTTGTTCATGCGTATTCCAGTTGATACCTGATGTATTTGCGTCTTGAGCTTAGATCAGCCAATGATAATTTCCAGTTTTAGTCTGCGTATCTGTGAATTCATTCGAAGAAGACAGTATTTCTATGGTAGGCGCCGGAGTGTTCATCCAGTCTATCGTTGGCTTTATTGAGTAGGTTTAATGAGCTGTGAGCCTTGATTCCTCACATTACCGACGTCCTTGCTCACCTCAAACCAAGTGAATTCCTCAGTCGGCCTGCAGCACTCCTTTGCAATCTCCGCGGCGCGCTCTGGCGTCGTTTCGGGATCCACCCATTCCCGGGCGTGTTCTGGGCTCAGCACCACCGGCCGGCGATCGTGAATGTCGACCATGCCTTGATCGCTGTCGGCGGTGATGATCACGAAACCGTCCTGCGGGTCCGGCTCAAGCCCCTGATGCACCTCCGCCAGCGCGGCGAAGAACATCGGGCCTTCCTCTTTCAGCCTGATGAAGTAGGGCTGTTTCTTCTTCGGATCGTTGGGATCCTTCACCCATTCAAACCAGCCGTTGGCCGGAGCCAGGGCCCGCCCGTTCGGCCACAGCTGTTTGAAATACTTCCCAGTCATCACCGTCTCGACTCGGGCATTTATTGGAGCGGGGCGCTTCCCTTCACCCTTCGCCCAAAATGGCGACCATCCCCACCGCACCTTGTCTACGCTCAGCCCTTCCTCGGTCGGTCTGATGATCTCGACGCGAGTCGTCGGCGCAACGTTGTAGCGCTCGATTGGCCAGAGGTCGTATCCATTGATGACCAACTGCTCTGGCGCAAGCTCCTTGAGGTAGTGGTCCATTGGCTCGTAGATCGAGTAGCGTCCGCACATAGGGTCACCTGTCGCAAATTGGCTTATACAGTGTTGACCGCAATCGCAGCGCTTAGTTAACTGTACGCATATACAGTATAAACAAGCGAATCATTCCCATGTACGTCCTTATCACTCCACGTCGCCAGATGGGCGTTGCGGTCCCGAAAGATCAGCTCAGCCGGATCCCTCCGCTCAGAGGTGACGTGCAGATCGTTGAATCTCAGTGCCCTGCGCTTGGCCGCATCACCCGCGAAGCCTTCATCTTGAACAGCGTCAGCCACGCGCGGGATGCTTTGCCTCGTCTGTTGGATGCCAGCGTGACGAGCATGGGAACCCAGGGTCTTATTATTTCCGGCATCGAGCAGGTGGAAGAGGCTTTCTACTTCCAGTCGTGGTGGTGCCGCTTTGAGTGACGATGCGATTCCCGATCATCTGGATATCTCGCTCGATCAATTCCTGAACATCCGCGCGCCAGGCACTTACCTGGTGAAAGTCGAAGGCGACAGCATGGAGGGGGCGGGGATCTTCTGTGGTGATCTGCTGATCGTCGACAAGGGGCTCTACCCTAAAGCAGGTCAGGTCATCATCGGCGTCGTTAACCAGCAACCGCTGGTCAAGTACCTCGCATTCGTGGGGCGTCAGACCGTGCTGCGCTCGGCCAACCGAAAATACCCCGACAGGTTCATCATGGAAGGCGACGAGTTCGACATCTGGGGCGTTGTTACCCACAGCATTCGGGATCACTGGAGGAATTGAATCGAATTGCTCAGGAGCGCGGCTTAAAAATTTCCTCGAACCTCTATTCAATAGAATCATTGAAATAACTTTCAATACTCAACATCGCTTTTCCCACGACGTTTAAGTCGTTTACATCAAAGGTGACGCGTGCTGAGCCTGACTTAAACCTTATATCTTCAAAGTCTATCTGGCAAGATTGCCTGAACCCTCCAAAATCAATGTCCTCCAACTCTGATAATGTCACGCCTACCAGAGTGTCAACCAGAGGCGCGCCTTGTCCCCTAGGCATTCGAAAGAAGCTATCGCAGTAAACCAGTCTCTGAGGGGTATATGCACTACTCGAGGAAAGAATAAGGAATCTTAAAAAATCTCTATTTCTTCTGTCGGGCGGTGGATACTTTAATCTAATCTCGTAGTCAGGGTAATTTTTAAGCTTGACTCTAAGGAAGTCGGACGAGGCCATGATTGGCCTTGATTCTATATTTCTATCTCCGCACTGGTCTTTTTCACGGCAGTGGTTGCTTGCCGAGTTAAGCCCCGCCACCACCTGAAAGGTGGGTTCAGACCCTGAAATACCTGATGTAGCCGGCACCGTTTGTGTACCGTCCCAATAAAACGTTCCTTCAATTATATCGATTCCACAGACCCGTCCGTCGAAACCTATATTAGCGTGCAGCCCATTGAGACGTGTGCGCTCGAAGAATTCCCCTCCTCCTTTTATCGGGAGACGGTGCAGCTTGCTAAGGCCCCGAACGCAAGCATCCCAGTCGGCATGGTACGATGCCATCAAAGCACGCTCGTTACGCTCGTCACGCACGACAGCCTTATTGACACTCCAAGCATAGAATACGAATGCTATGAATGCTATGCCGCTCATGGCCTGCACGAGTCGCGTCTGGTATCTCTTCAAAACGGCTTCCTTGGATTCCATATCGCGTCGCGCAGCTCATTGCTATCCTACGGCAGTATAAGCCACAACCCAATGGAGGGCAGGATGCCCCAATTAAAAGGACGTAGCCCGGCGCAGATCGCGAACCTGCGAGCAATGCTGGACTGGCATCTGGACATGGCTGCTGAGCTTGAACGCTCTGGGAAATTTGATCAGGCACGCGTTCATTTGATTCGCGCAGGCCTGTTGAAGCCCGCTGCCACTCATCCTGGCTGATGAGTGGAAAGCCAGGCGGAGGCTGTTTCAGATCCTAAAGGTACTATGACATTTAGCTGGCAGAACGCCGGGGAGAGGAAGCAGCTCCCGCTGCGGAGTTACAGCGGGATTAAGGTTCTCGTACCACTTTTTGTACCACCGGTTGCGTCTGAGCCGGTAAGCGCGGGTTGATCCGGGTAAGCAACCCCCCGGAATCATTGCCCTAGTCTACTGGGATCAACGCACCCGGAATTATGTCGCGATTTCTGAAACTGTCGCCGGAGGTGCACGGGCTTTCCGAGGAAGAATGTCATCCTGCACGCAACCATCCAGGCATCATGCACTTGGAAATTTGTCATCCTAACCGTCACAGCCAGACGAACTTTCCGAGGCATATGCTAATTAACGAGCGCCAGATCGACAATCTTTTTGGCCGACTGGTAAGGCTGGCAAAATTTCAAGTAATTCTTGCAGAATCCGGAATATGATTTCTGGCTTTCTGTCATTTGCTCCATAATATCCAGTGACTCTGAAATCGATCGTAGCTTATTTTGCCTCTTTCTCAAAGTGTCTGCCTGCGCTAGGTCTTCTAATCCCTCTCGCAGCTTACTCGCGAAAAAATGAAGGCTTATTAGGAAGTCTGCCCGGGGCTTCATAAGCCTGGCACTGTTCAGACTGCATACGGCTATAGTGGTCTTAGCCTTTTCGTCTTCATCTACAGGCATAATCATGATGTCTGTGTAATAGAAAGACGCGTCCGGATCATCATCATAGGGGTTGATCATTGGTTCTAGACCTGGATCATGCGTCAGTTTGGCGTCATTGCATTTTCGACATGCAGGTAAAAGATTCTCCCAGCTAAATATTTTTTCTGGGTAAATTGATTTTGGAAAAAAATGCTCTACCTCTATGTTTCCGTTTTCTTGCGGCTGGCCTTCACAGAATGCGCATTTAAAAAATGAGCTAGGGAACAGAGTTTGTTTAATCTGATCGTGTCGATAATAGCTGATAAGTTTTGTCTTTTCTTCTTGTGGGATATTTTTGTAGCCGTGGTATTGAGCAACCGCAGCCAAAAGTGGCTGAAGCCACTCGTTCTCTTTGCTGACGAGGATTGCTGGCTTGTCGGGGCGCTTTAATTTAATCAACCTGACACCCTCATTGCTGCGAGCCTAGTAGTCAACACAGAGACTATGCTGTCATCCGGATGAGAGATTTTTTCAAGCCCGTGTATTTCTCTTTCGAGCATGTCCGTTGAGTTTTGCTCGATTGCTGTGAAAGCTCTATGAATCGCCTGCTCGTAATCTTTGCTCGCTAGACTCTTGACATCCATGACGTCTTCTAATATTTGATCAGTGTTCCAGCCGGAAAATTTACGGCTAGTTGGTTTGACTATGTAATCCTTTTGTCCGTGCACCCTCGGTAGAATTATGGTTTCTCCGCTTTCAGCGGAAGCTAATAGGTGGGGCGAGTGAGTCGTGACAATAAATTGCAAGTTAGGAAAAATTGACTTCAACCCATTGCATAGAGTGAGCTGCCACTCTGGATGAAGGTGCACATCCAGTTCGTCAATAAGGACTGTCCCAAAAGCTTTAGAAACTATCCGCCGTCCCTCTGGTTTAGTGGATTCAATCCATGCAAAAATGCTGATGACGATATAGAGCACGGCTTGGAAGCCTGATGAAAGCTCTTCAAGATAACATTCTTCTCCGTAGATCGAAAAGACTGGTTCAAGATCTCGGCCGGTTGTGACGTACTTCCAGTCACTGTTGATCGGACCCAACCCCGGCAGAGAGCTAATAAGATGATTCCAGTTCTCCTCCTCCTCCTTCGCCCACTCCTTGCCAATAACGAAAAATCGATTAATTAGCCACTGCTTGATTGTATCCCTGCTCTCACCATAGAGTGAGTTGATTGACTGCGAAGCGTAAAAGTTGGTGCTCTCCTCCTGGGAAGTCTCGCGTTGCATGCCAGACATCTGTGTGTATTTTATATTCCTGTTAGACCCAATAAATAATGGGCAAAATTCTTCTATTTTTCTTATATGGGCAGTTGATAGCGATTGCCTATTTTCGTCAGTGGGGGGGGTATTCCAAGCCGTTAGTTGATTCCTACGATACCCCATTGGGCTTATATCACCTGCCCTGATACCAATTCGGTACTTTCCGTCGGGCATGGTAAGATCTGTCCAAAATTCTACATTCTCCTTGAATCTGGAGTAGTTGTAGTTGTATGTGTCGGAAGTGAGGCAATGCGCGATGCATGCAAGTATCGAAGTTTTACCAGAGCCATTCGGGCCAGTGATAAAGTTAAACCTTTTATTGAATGTGACGTCAAGCGTTAAAAATTGGCGATAGTTTTTTGCCAATAAACGCTCTATATAAAAATCGCTCACGGTAGCGCTCCTTTGCGTGTGTTGACACGAGAGTACCAAAGACCTTGCTTCAGATCACACCTACAGCTCGTTATCTGCTGCGGATGGGCGCCGGCCGGACGGCTGCGTGGTGCTCCTACGTACATGCAATTGGAGGTATAGCACGAGCAGATTTGCCTGGGAGGGTGATGGGGCTGGAGTAAGTCGCTAGCTTGACGAACTCGCCGGCGGCTCGCTGGCTCGAGGGTCGCCTGTCCTGAGCAGCTCCTGCCCTTTCGCACACCGTCGGTTTGGCGGCTTGTAACGCAATCCAACTACGATGTTGCGAATATTATGGGGCCGAGTAGCGCGCGCCAGTGGGCTAAATGCGTTCCGAAACTTAATGCGCGCCCCGCTTGGAATGCGGTCTGCGGCCCGGTGGTTTTACAAAATTAAGGGAACGCCAATCGCGGTTAAAGGCCCGCCCCGCTTGATTTTACGTAACGGTCTTGAAAACCGGCTAGGCGGTCGACGTTGGCGGCAGTCGACCAGCCAAGGGAGGGTCAGAAATATCGGGGATTGGCTGTAATCAGTTATCCACTACAGATTGCCAGCACTCGGCCGATATGACGCTGGTCCTCCTATGCATGGAATCTGCAATGTCTGTCATCCTTCGAATCATCCTTGTCCCACTGACTCTGTACCTTGGTGTGACAGCCATCGTATCCCTCGTCGCCGGTCAGTGGATGGCGCTGTTTGGTAGCTGCGCGGTGCTTGTTGTTTCTCTCGGTTTTGCTGGGTGGGTTGAAGTGCTTACTGCGGATAAAGCAAGCAAAATCGTCATATCCAGAGGGCTCAATGCCGACTTTGTGAGCCAATATGCCGGACAGGGAGTGGTGATTGATCTTGCCAACAAAAGGTTTCTCGTTGGCAGTCTACGCGGCGCGCCAGCGATGGAGTTCCGCAGCGCCACAGAAATTATTTCTGAGAACGACGGTTCATTAGGTGCGCGGGCAACCAGGTACAAAATCAAAGTAATGACCAACGACTTTAATTCACCTCTCCTGACTGCCCAATTTGCCTCCGAAGCCAAGCGTGACGAGGCGTATTCAAAGCTCCACAGTGCTCTGAATAACGCATAAGTCCTCACGCGCCGGTGCTGGCCCCCAGCATGGTAGGTCCGGCAGTAGGGCGTTGATACCGAGGGGGTTGGTCAGGGGCGGCAGAACGCCGGAAGTGTGCGCAAAACCTCCGCTGAAGACCGCGTGTTTCCATTTGCAAAATCACAAGAAAGGCGGTATTTTGCAGGCTCTGTGAAGGGCGGTTTTCATTTAGAATCAAGGGCTTATTGGTCTATGGTCCCCAGCATGGGGTGCTAGGGGTCGAGTGTTCGAATCACTCCGTCCCGACCATATATTTCAATGACTTAGGCCAATGTTCTCAGCATTGGCCTTTTTCATGCGAGTGACTTTTGCGTGACTTGTTGATTTT